AGGCCACCGACCCCACGGTCGACAACGACGGCAACTCACTTCTGACCGGCGCCCTGCACTTCAACACGACCGCCTCAGAAATGCGCGTTTACACGGGCACCGTCTGGGTATCCACCAGCGGTGGCGGCTCGCTGCCGCTCGCCGGTGGCACCATGACTGGCAACATCGTCCTTGCAGGCGATGCCACGGCCAACCTCCACCCCACCACCAAACAGCAAGTCGACGCCGCGCTCGCCCTCAAAGCGCCATTGGCCTCCCCCGCCCTCACCGGCACGCCGACCGCGCCAACCGCAACCGCTGGCACCAACTCCACCCAGATCGCCACGACCGCCTTCGTGCTTGGTCAGGGCTTCCTCACTACGTCCTCGGCCAGCGCAACCTTCCTCACCCAGGCCAACGCCGCCAGCACCTACCTGACCCAGTCCTCGGCAGCCAGCACTTACCTGACCAGTGCCACTGCCGCCTCCACCTATCTGACCTCCGCATCAGCGGCATCGACCTACCTGACCCAGACCAACGCTGCGTCCACCTACCTGACGCAAACAGACGCTGCCTCGACCTATCTCACCCAAACCAACGCAGCCTCCACCTACGCCACCCAGACCGCGCTCTCCTCGGTCTCGAATGGCTCCGTCTCCAAAGACTCCTCCACCGGCGCAGCCGCGATGCCAGCAGGCACCACGGCCCAACGCCCCGCCTCCCCGTTCGCAGGCCAGCTCCGCTACAACTCCACCACCTCCAAGTTCGAAGGTTACACCTCCGCATGGGGTGACATTGGTGGCGGTGGCGCAACGGGCGGTGGCTCCGATGCGATCTTCAACCTGAACGACCAGACGGTCACCACCAGCTACTCGATCCCCGCTGGCAAGAACGCTGGCACCTTCGGCCCGATCACTATCCCAGCAGGCGTCACCGTCACTGTCCCAGCTGGCTCCACCTGGAGCATCGTCTAATGTCCCTCAAGCTCAACGGCGCAACCTCCGGCACTGCAACCCTCGACGCCCCCGCCGTCGCGGGCACGACCCAATTCTATTTCCCGACAGTCGGCGGCACGCTTATGGTCCAAGACCCAAGCGGCAACCTTGGCATCGGGACGACTTCGCCATCCGCATCCATTTCGATTACTAAGCAATCGACGACACTGTCCGGGACCAGCAATTCCTACGGCCTCTACCTTTACCCAACCTCCTCCGGCTTGGCCTACGTCGATGCCGTCACCAGCGGTGCGGGCAACACATCCCTTGGTTTCCGCACCTACAACAACGGCTCCTACAACGATGCTCTCCGCATCGACGCCAGCGGCAACGTCGGGATCGGCACAGCCTCTGGCATCACCACTGTCTCCAGCGGCCTTGCGATCAACAACGCAACCGCCACCAACTACCCCGGCCTCGAAATTCAGACTGCGGGCGTCACCCGCATGTATTTAAACGCCAACAACGCTGCCTCCTACATCTCCTCCGTCGGCACCAGCCCTCTCTCGATCTACACCAACTCTGCCGAGCGCTTCCGTTTTGGTTCTGCCGGTCAGCTCGGCATTGGCGGCGCGAATTACGGAACCGCTGGCCAAGCCCTTATTTCAGGCGGCACGTCCGCCGCGCCAACATGGGGAACTATTACAGGTGGCTTCACCACAACAGCTGTCATTACCGCCACCGGAAACTGGACTGTTCCTACTGGCATCACCGCCGCAAAAGTAACTCTCATCGGAGCAGGCGGAGCTGGCGGTGGAACGGGCATCAACAACGGCAACCGTGGCTTGGCAGGTCGCAGCGGCGGCGTTGCGATCAAATACATTACCGGCCTCACACCAGGCTCCACCGTTTCCGTCACGATTGGTGCTGGCGGAACCGGTGTCTCCAACGGAAACGGCAACAGCGGCGGCACAACATCCTTTGGCGCTTACTGCTCTGCAACCGGTGGCGCGGGCGGTGCAGTCAATACGAGTTCAACGACTTTCCTCGGACCTTACTCCGGTGGAACTGGCTCTTCTGGTGACATCAACATCACCGGCCCAGCAACCATGGACGTCTTGGTCTCGGTTGGTCTCACAACCACCTGCGCCGGGACTATCAGTGGCACATCAAGTCAGTATCAAATGCCTGGCGCAAACGGCTGGAACTCATTCGGCGTCGGTGGCGCTCCCCGCATTACTTCAGGTGGCGCGGGCAACGCAGCGACCGGCTACGGAGCTGGTGGCGGCGGAGCCTGGTCTACGTCTACCGCTCAAGCTGGCGGCAACGGCGCTCCCGGCCTTTGCATCATTGAATACTGAGGTTCGATATGAAACACGCTCTGATCTCACCGATTGAACAAGCCTACTCCTACAACGGCGACCAGATTGGTGTCCGCGTTGCAGAAGTCTGCGACTTCCCTTTCGAGGTCGCAGCCCCTTTGTTCTGGGTCGAGTGCGGCGACTCAACGGCCCCAGACCTTTGGTATTGGGACGGCACATCGTGCGTAGAAATTCCGACTCCTGAGCAAACAACTCCCATCTCGACCATTCCGAACGGCGGTCCCAATGTCATTGCTTGAGCGCCAATTCAGCATCGGAAAACTGACCGGCACCATCTACGACTTCGAACAGATCGGCGATGAACTGCCGCTGCACGTCCACGGCAACGACGACATCCACATCAGCATCGTCGCTCGCGGCAGCCTCAAAGCATTTGGTCCAGAAGGCACCTGGGAACAGACCGCATCAGCTGGCGCCGTCCTCGATTGGCACGTCGGTCAATACCACGGCTTCATCGCCCTCGAGCCGAACACTCGCCTCGTGAACATCGTAAAGGGCACCCCATGACAGTCTATATCGACGGCTCCAGCGGCATCACCAACGTAAACGGCAGCGCCTCAACGCCAGCCGACCGCTCCGCTTCGAACAACACCGGCTTCTACTTCCCGACTTCCACTTCCTTCGGGATCGCCACCGCAGGCGTCAGTCGCGCCATTATCGACGCCAACGGGGTCTTCGCCTACACCGGAGCCGCCAACCAGAACATCAGCGCCCTCGGCAACACCAGCGGCACGATCACGCTCGACCTGGCCACAGCCAACAACTTCTCGTTCACGCTCAACGCCAACGCGACCAACACCTTGGCCAACCCAAGCAACCTCGTGCCTGGCCAGTCCGGCATCATCTTCATCACCCAGGACGCGACCGGCTCGCGCCTTCTCTCATTCGGCTCCTACTGGAAATTCCCAGGCGGCTCCACTCCCGTGATCTCCACAGCCGCCAGCACCACAGACGCCATTGTCTACACCGTTCGATCTTCCACCAGCATCTTGGCCCAAGCCCTTATCAACTGCGGATGACCGATGACTCTTCCCTTCAACGTCAACATCAACCAGTTCAAGGGCTTGCCATACCTGCGCATTGACCGTGCCTTTCGCTTCACGGGCGGCACCAACACGACCAATTATTTCACCCGCTCCGCCATCGGCACACCCACGTCCACCACGAAATACACCATCAGCACCTGGGTCAAGCGCACTACCACCGGCCTCGCCGGTTACTTCATGGGCGCGACCAAAGCCTCCAGCCCCACCACCGACTACTCCTTCATCGGCTTCGACTCCACAGACGCACTTGTCTTCGGCAACGTCGTCGCCAATACCGCCAACATTTCAGCCACCTCAAAGATGTTCTTCCAGGACACAAGCGCCTGGTATCACATCATTGTTGCAGTCGACACGAGCCTTGCAACCGCCACCGACCGCATCAAGCTCTATGTCAACGGCATCCAGCAAGCCTGGCAGACCTACACAACCTCCACAAGCGCTCCATCATATTTCGCCACCGCCACCTCCAACATCCAGGTCGGCGCCGCTCAGCGCGGCGTTGGCTTCATCGTCAACGACAATATCAATGCCGAAGTCATGTTCATCGACGGCCAGCAGCTCACCCCCTCGAGCTTCGGCACTTGGGACACCGTCACCGGAGTCTGGCAACCTATTCGCTACAACGGAACCTTCGGCACCAACGGTTTCTACCTGACCTTCCAGGACAACTCCTCGACATCCGCTCTCGGCACAGACTTCTCTGGCGTCGGCAACAACTTCACGCCAGGCGCCTCGGTCAACCTCACACCCGGCAACAGCCTCTACATGAGCGTGATCGACTCTCCGACGCTCTACTCTGACGGCTCGATCACCTACAACCGTGGCAACTACTGCGTCTTCAACGCACGCTCCGGCACCATGATGGTCACAAACAACGGCATCACCAAAGGTGGCCTTTACGCCACCTTTGGAGGAACCACTTACGACGCAGCTGTCGGCACCATGCCACTCGTCAAGGGCAAGTGGTATTGGGAAGTCGTCCAAGCAACTGCCGTATCCATCTACGCCACTGTCGGCATCATCCCGGCCAACAACGTGTCCTGGGGCGCCTCATACGCCTTCGCACTCACCAATGCCGTTGGCTACTGCTCCGACGGAAAGAAATACGTCGGCAGCGCCACAGGCGCGACATACGGCTCCACCTGGAACACCATTGGTCTCACCATCGGCGTCGCTCTCGATCTCGACAACGGCACCATCACTTTCTACCGAAACGGAGTCGCGCAGCCCACGCTCACCATCGCGATCCCAGGCTCCGGCTCTCTCGGCTACCTGCCGTGCATTGGCTATCAGTCAGCATACGCATCGTCGCTCCACGCCAACTTCGGCCAGTTCCCCTTCAACTACACACCGCCCACCGGCTTCCTGGCGGTCAACACCTTCAACATCCTCGCCTCAAGCCCCGAGTCGATCCTCAATGGTGCGAACGCGATGGCCGCCACCCAATACACGGGCACCGGCGCGACCCAATCCATCAGCAACGCAACCAGCAACAAGGCAGGCGCTGCCTTCAAGCCAGACTTGGTCTGGATTAAGTCGACCTCGTCGATCCTCTCGCACAAGCTCACAGACTCCGTGCGCGGCGTCCAACAAGCTCTCAGCACAGACCTCACCGCCGCTCAGTCCAACGACACCACCGGCCTCACATCGTTCGACACCAGCGGCTTCACCATTGGCGCAGACGCCAACTACAACACAAGCGCAGCCGCCTACATCGCCTACTCTTGGCTCGCCGGAAACGGCAGCGCCACCAACACTGACGGCACCATTGGCTCAACCATTTCCGTCAACAAGAAATACGGCTTCAGCATCGTCAAGTATGTCGGAACCGGCGCAAACGGAACCGTCGGCCACGGCCTCGGAGTCGCCCCAGGCTTCATCGTCATTAAGCGTGCAATCGCAGCAGGCGGCGCAACGTCAACCGGCCTCGTCTACCACTCATCCCTCGCCAATACCCAAGTCATGACGATGTCTTCCACGGCAGCTGTCGCGACCAACACTGCCGCCTGGAACAGCACCAGCCCGACCAGCACCACCTTCTCTCTTGGCACCGACGCCAACGTGAACACAGCTGGCGATACCTACATCGCCTACTGCTGGGCGCCAGTCTCCGGCTACTCCGCCATTGGCTCATACGTCGGCACCGGCGGACCCCTCTTCATCCCCACCAACTTCCGGCCACGCTTCGTCCTTTGGAAGCGCACTAACTCGGCAGCCAACTGGTTCATCGCCGACAGCAACAAGCAGTTCTTCAACTACACGTCTCAGACTGGCCTGTCGGACATCTCGCCCAACCTCAATACCGGAGCGGTCAACATCAACGGCATCTATTTCTTGAGCAATGGCTTCAACACTGCCAGTGCCCAAGCCTTCAACAACGGCACCAACTTCATCTACATGGCCTTCGCCGATACCCCATTCACTTACTCCCGCGCTTTCTGAGGAGCCGCCAATGTTCATGCTCAACAACAAACCGCTCCGCCTCGACTCCCAGTTCGAGACCAACGACGGCACGCAGTATCCAGCCTCGTGGCTCCGCATGGCCTCACCCGAGGAACGCGCCTCCATTGGCATCACGGAAATCCCGGACCCAGACTCCTTCGACGCCCGCTTCTACGATGCCCCCGGCCTTCCCAAAGACCTCGCCGCCCTCAAGGAAGAGTTCACTCTCACCCTCAACAACGGCGCCTTCAATATCCTCTCCAAGTCAGATTGGCTCGTCATCCGCGCCCAAGAAGGCGTCCCCGTTCCAGAAGCATGGACGACATTTCGCTCCGCAGTGCGCACTACTTGCAATGCAGCGAAGGACGCAATCGCCGCCTCCACTTCGGTCGAGCAGCTCGCCGACGTGGTGAACTCCGTCGTTTGGCCTGAGCAGCCGCAGTAACAAGGAGGCACTCATGGCCCTTAAAACCGATACGTTCTCCCATCCGTCAGCAACCATTACCAACATCACACTCGATGCTGCTGGCAACACATCTCTGGGCGGAACCCTTGTTACTCCATCCCCACTGATGTTCCGCAACCGCTTCATTAACGGCGCGATGGACGTTTCCCAGCGCGGCTCCTCCGGCACCGGCTCCGGTGTTGCCATTGTCTTCTGCGTAGATCGCTGGATTCTCTACACCGGCGGCGCAAACCTGGCCTGGTCACAAAACACTAGCCTGTCGGTGGCTGGCTTCCCCACTGGTGTGGCAATCACCGGTGCAGCCGGGAACACCAGTTGCAACTTCGCACAGCGCATTGAGAGCTTTAACGCTCGTGACCTCGCCAACAAGACAGTCACGGTCTCTGCCTGGATTTACTCTACCACAGCTTTTACACCAGCTCTCGCCGCTTCGTCCCCGAACGCCATCGACAATTTCTCCGCCCTCACTTACACCTCAGTCCCCTCTTTCTCTGCCGTCCCAGCCAATACATGGACCTTCGTATCCACGACGTTTACGGCTCCCGCCAACACAGCCAATGGTCTACAAATTGAGTTTATCCTTGGCCCCCATACCACCGGCACCCGCTACATCACCGGCTGCCAGCTCGAACTTGGCACCATCGCCACCCCCTTCGAACGCCGCCCCATTGGCACCGAACTCCAGCTCTGCCAGCGTTACTACTGGCGTCGCGCTGGCAATGCGACCCTCGGCTACAATCTCATCGGCACTGGCATTTTCAGCAACACGACCCAAGCGAACATTCAGATCAACTTCCCCACCACAATGCGAACAACTCCGTCGCTTAGCTTTGGCGGAACCGTCAACCTCTATGACTCGTCAGCTCAGACTGCACTCACTGCAATCAATACAGTCTATGACGGAACCTTGAGCAACTGGATTCTTTGCACCTCAACAGGTCCATTCACACAAGGGCGGGCCGCACTTCTCTTCACTGCAAACGCATCCACCAATTACTTCGACGCCTCAACGGAGCTTTAACAATGACTGAAACATACGAAGTCTCTATCGACCCAATCAGCGGTTCCCCTGGTGTTATCCGCCGCGTATCTGACAACGTCTTCATTCCGCTCGACGCCAACAACACAGACTTTGGCGCGATCAAAGACGTCTTCGAGTCTCAGCTCATCCAAGACCAGATTGCCTCTGGCAACCTGACATTTACAGTCGAAAGCCCTAACCCATGATCGAACAGCTTATCTCCCGCGTCTTCTATGCACGCAACGCAGCCCACGCCGCCCATTGGCAGACCAGCTCGTTCGCGCAACACATGGCCCTCGGCTCCTTTTACGACGACGTGATCGAGCAGCTCGACACCCTGGTCGAAGCCCACATGGGCGTCTTCGGCAAAGTCAAAGACATTCCAGTCACCTCCGGCGCCTATCCAGACATCGCCGGTCTCCTCACCCAAGACGTCCGCTGGATCAAGGCCAACGCCTCCGAGATCACCAAAGACGTCTCGGCACTCCAGAACCTCCTCGACAACATCTCCGAAACCTACCTCTCCACCCTCTACAAGCTGAAGAACCTCTCGTAACCTGGACGACAACCCACGGACCACCGTGCAATGTCGGCTCTCTACAGGAGAACCACCATGAAGAAACCCTCCAAGTCCGCGAACAAGCAGACCTCGAAACCCGTTTCGAACGACGCGAAGTTCATCCCTGCAATGCCCGGCAAGCCGATCAAAGGCCCCTCCGGCAAGATGGCGACCCAGTCCAAGTGAAAACCCAAGAAGCCCTCAAGGCTCTTGAAGAACTCACCAAATCCAAGGGCTGGCACTACCTTCGCGAAATCATGCGAGCCGAACTCACCGACGCAGCGATGGCCATGGCTGTCGCTCACAACCCAACCGAACAGGACATGCACTTTCGTCGTGGCGCCATGTGGGCCGCAGTCAGACTGATCGAACTTCCTGACCGCCTCTCACTCCGACTCCAGAACGAAATCTCACTGTCCAGCTCCGCCAAGGCCGAGAAAGGAACCGACTAATGGCTGATCCCGCTTCCCTCATTGACGCAATCTCGTCGCGTCAGATGGGCGTCCCCCCGCAGGGCGCCGCTACCGCTAACCCCGCCGCAATGCCTCCAGGAGCTGGCGCACCTCCTCCGCCCGCAGGCCCTGGCCCCGGCGTTCCGCCTCCGGCTCCCCCCTCCGCCCAGGAACAGGCCGCCTCCGCAGGCGCACCCAAGGACGAAGGCAGCAACTCCCAGGCGGACCCCGTCCTCTACGAAATCGAGTTTCAGCCTGGCCAGAAGCGCAAGCTCACCCCTGACCAGATCAAGTCGACCTTCGACCGCTACTCCTCCCTGAACTTCGAACATGCCCAGATGAAACCCGTGATGGAAGCCGCCAAGGCTATCATGGGTCACCACGGCATGGACCCGATGCAGTTCGCCCAGGCCATGATCGACCAGGCCAAGCGCGGCGTCTCTCAGACCACCTTCGGCGATACCAGTCGCCAGAACGGCCCTGAGACCACCGCAAAAGACTTGGCCCCTGACTCCTTCGAAGCCAAGCTGAAGCGCTGGGAAGAAGAGAACGCCGCCTCACTCCCTCCAGGCTATAAGGAGATGATGGCGTCTCAGATGCAGTCGCAGTCTCAGATGCAGCAGATGATGCAGATGATGCAGGACGTCATGTCCAAGTCTGCTGGCGTTGCCGACGCAGCCAAGGCCATGAACGAAACTGGTCGCGACACTCGCACCCAGGCGATCCGCCAGACCATTGGCAACAACGTTGACCGTGCCCAGCAGGCCCTCCAGCTCCCTGACAGCGCCGCCCAGGACTTCATGGTCTATGCCTCCGAGCGTGGCTATACCATCGAGGACTTCGTCGATCCGCAGTTGACCTACCGGGTCATGACCGACTTCCGCAACAACATGAACTCCCCCGAGATGGAGCGCCTCCGTGGCATGGCCCAGCGTCGCCAGTCCTTCACTGGCTCCCTTGGCCAGACACCTTCCGGTGGTGGCTCACCAGCTCCAGCTGACCAGGGCGGCTCGACCTTCGACAAGATGGTCTCCTCCGCCATGGGCAACAAGTTCGTGGGCTAACCCATGAACACCTGGATCGTCACACTCATTGACGACTCTCGGGTCGAAGTCCTCGCAACAACCGTCGCCCCCAACAATGGGGGCGTCGGCTTTTATAGCCGCGAAGGACAATCCGACCCGCCCATGACATTGGTTGCGTGGTTCCCAACAACCCAGATCAAAACAATTATTTTCGCAGAATAAAAAAGGGGGACGAAACAGTCCCCCTTTTCTGTTTCATATATCCCTCAAGGCCACGAGCCGTTCGCCGCACCAGCCGCCAACGTAGTGTCCTCAGTGCCATTTCAGGGACGGAATTACCCCTGCGGCGCGCACAAACCCATTCCTTCCAACGCAGCAAACCTGTGGAGAAACCATCATGGCTGCTATTCAGGGTATGCGCGGGACCGGCCAGTTTGGCGTCGACTTCCGCCCCAAGAACTACCGCGAACTGTTCACTCTGCTCGAGCCGAACGGTAACGCACCCCTCAACGCCCTTCTCGCGATGGGCAGCTCTGAGTCGACTGACGACCCCGAGTTCAAGAACTTCCGTGACGAACTGCCCGAGCGCGTCCTGACTGTGTCCGGCGCAATCGCCAGCACTTCGACCGGCACGATCACCGTGGCCGCCTCCGATGACAACAAGTATGCCATCGCCGGTGCCATCCTGATCAACGCCACCACGGGCGAAGTGATGCAGGCAACTGCCGATACGACCGCCAACAGTGTCACGGTGACCCGTAACATTGGTGCAACCTCCTATCAGATCGCCGATGGCGCTAAGCTCTTCGTGGCTGGCTACGCCGGGGCTGAAGGTGGGAAGACCCCGACTCCTCTGAGCTGGGATGCTTCGGTCATCTCGAACTATACGCAGATTTTCCGCACCGCCTTCTCGGTCACTGAGACCATGAAGCACACCTACCTGCGGACTGGCTCCAAGCTGGAAGAGTCTGCAACCAAGGCGCTGAAAATCCACATGAGCGACATCGAACGCGCCATGTTCTTCGGCATCAAGAACGAAACCAACGGTTCGACCAATGCGCCGACCCGTTACACCGGCGGTCTGCTGAACACCATCGACAACGTGATCGACTGTGCCAGCTTCTCCACCGCGAACACCATGACTGAAGACACGTTTGATGAAACCCTCATCACCTCGATCTTCAAGTATGGCTCTTCGCAGAAGATCGCCTTCGTCGGCGCCAAAGTGGCGAACCACCTTCAGCAGTTCGGCAAGAACCGCTGGAAGCCGATCCAGCTGTCGGGCACCTACGGCGTCTCCCTGACGCAGTATACGACCTTCGCTGGCGACCTGATGGTTCACCTGCATCCGCAGTTCCGCCAGATTCCTGGCATGGACAGCTCGATGGTGGTCATCGACTTCCCCTACCTGCGCTATCGCTACCTGGACGGTCGCGACACGCAGCTGCTGGAAAACCGCCAGAACAACGACGAAGATTTGGTGAAGCATGAATACCTGACTGAGTGCGGCCTGGAGCTGCTTCAGTCGAAGCCTCATGCTCTGATCAAGAACTGGAAGCTCCGCGCCTAAGCGGGACGACCACTTGGTCAATACCAGTCATAAAGAGGGGGGCAGTGCCCCCCTCTTTTTATTTACGGAGACCCTATGTCCGAAACCGCAACCCCCGAAGAGATCGCCGCAGTCCAGGCATCTCTCGCCAAAGTTACCAACGAACCGACACCTTCCAAGCAGAAGCGCAAGGCCGATCCTGCCCCTGAACCGGACGTCGAGTTCGTCTCCAAAGAACCAGAAGTCCACGAGTTCGAAGTCCTCGAAATTCGCCCGGCACGCCGACCAGATCGCCGCTTGATCTGGAAAGTTCCAGCAGACGTAGCAGCACGCTTTGAGGTTCACCATCATGTCCAACGCGGACGTATCGTTCGGTCTGACGCCAACGTCTGAGCCTTCGGCTCGGGTCTCGACCGTCAACCCGCAGATCGCTGACAAGACTTCACCGCTTGAAACCCTGATCTTTCAAGCGGTGCGTCGCTATGGGGAGTTCTCTCCCTCGACCATCGACGGCTCCGGCATCCTGATGTTCCTCGAGTTCGCCAACATGGTGATCGAAGACATCCGCCATCACCCCTATTGGCCCGAAGACCTCGACGTCGACTACTATATTTCCCAGACGGATACGCGCCCTGTCCCCGATCCCATCATCATCAATGGGATGCTGATGCACTTGGCCATCCAGCAGGGCAGCCCAAAGGTTGGCCTCTACAACCAGCTCTACTCAAAAACCTGCAACCAAGTTCTCTACGAGCGCCTTTACGGCAAGCGTCGCCCCAACATGAAAGTGGTCGATAGATGACAGGGCTTCGCGCCAATCCGGGCATCAACCTCAACACCAAAGCCTATTCGCCCTTCGACGGCCTCGCCACTCTGCGCCCCGAGACCAACGCCGACCTTGGCCAGAACCAGCCTTGGGCAACCCTGAACAACGCCTATGTCGACTCGGTCGGCCAGGTCACCCTCGAGCGTGGCGCAGAGCAACGCTTCGCATCGGACCCAGTCCAGCACGTCAACTTCTACAACCCGACCAACGTCTGCGCCGCAGTCCTCACCGGCTCTGGCCGCATCAAACTCGTCTCTGACACCGGCGTCAGCTCGGACGAAATCTTCACCCAGTATGGCTCGATCTCGAGCGTCGTGTTCTCCCGCAAACTCATCTTCTTTCAGAAGGCACTCTACCCGTGGCAGTTCGACGGCTCCGCCTATACTCCGGCGCTTTCCGCCTCCATGCGCTCACTTGGTCCCGCCTTTGGCGCAGTCTCCAACCGCAGGCTCTGCGTAGCGGGCGTGCCCAGTTCTCCGACTCGCGTGTTCCTGTCCCGAGTCGACGCCCCGACAGTTTTCTACGATGACGAGCAGGACTCCGAAACATCAGTCCTTCGCGCTGGCTACATCGACGTGGCCAACCTGCTCAGCTCCGCCGACGAAATCTCCGGTCTCTCACCCTTCGAGCAGAACCGCCTCGCCATCTTCACCAAGGACCGCACCTTCATCTTCAAGATCGACCCCGACATCACCCAGTGGTCCATCGAAGATCGAACCAACGTCAACGTCGGCTGCATCTCGCACAACACGATCCGTCCCGCAGGCGACGACATCCTGTTCTGCTCGCGCAATGGCGTCCACTCTGTGCGCCGCTCCCGCCAGAACGGGATCATCGTCGAGTCTGTCACCCTCACCGAGCCGGTCAAAAACCTTTACCGCCAGCTCGTCCGCTCGATGGAAGACCCCTCGCTCATCTCCGCCGTCTACGACCGCGACGAGGCGCAATACCATATCTTCTTCCCGCAGGCTGGCTCCAACTATGCCAAGCGCCTGACCGTCACGATCCCCTCAGACGAGAAGGCCACCAAGTTTAACACCGGAGATTTCCTCCAGGCCCGGTGCGGCGCCTTCCTGGGCGGCACCTTGGTCTATGGCTCACCAGCCGGGGTCTACAACGTATCGCCTGTCACGGTTGCGGCCACCTACGAACCGACTGCCACAGCAATGACCCCCATGCTTTGGCTCGGCGACCTCTCGAACAACAAGCGCACGCACTCCCTGATCGTCCAGGCATCAGGTCAAGGCGTGATTGACCTCGAGATTTACGACGAAAACGCGATCCTTATTACCACCATGTCCATGGAAATTGATGGATCAGTGGACGACGACTCCTATCAAGGTGTGCCAATTATCAAACAATACGAGCGTCCGTTCGAGTATGTCGTCCGTGGCGTGCGCATCAAGTTCACGATCAATGGCAAGGGCCTCGTCCGGCTCTCAGGCTTTGCCATTCGCACGAGGAAAGAACCATGAGGCTTCGCCAGGTTTACCCCCAGAACTACAAGACCTCGGAACAGATCAACACCGAGTTCGAGTCTGTCATCCGTTACCTGAACTCCGCCGAGTTCGGGAACAAGACCCTGTCGGAACTCCTCGCCCAAATCTTTGACACCGACGGCGTCTGGGACGGCCCCATCGAACTACGCTTCTCCGCCTCTGACGGTCTCCAGTATCGCATCGGCGCCTACACTGACCCCGACATTGGCTGGCTGACCATCGCTCCCGCCGCCGACCTTCGCGGTGAAGCCGGTCAATACCTGGGCCTGGTCCCTGCTCCGATCTTCTCGCAGCGCTACGACTACACCGTGGCCTCGAACGTGAAGACCTTCAGCTATGACTTCGCCTCAACCGACGACGTCGCCGTCTATAAGAACGGCGTCCTCCTGAAGCCAGTCACCGACTACACTTCGACCGCCACTGTCGGCACGACCATTGGCTCCATCAACGTGCCAGGCGCTGTCAACGGCGACAGCATCACCGCCTACCGCATCCGCCAGGCGTTCACCAACCAGTATCGCCGCTCCGACACGCTGACCACTGGCTTCCAGTCGAACTTCGGTTTTGACTTCGATACCCTTATCGACGAAGTCCAGGTCTATAAGAACGGCGTCCTTCAGCGCTTCGGTGGCTCTTACGACTACATCCTCGACGACACCAACAACATCGTCACCTTCAATGCTTCGGTCCCCTCCGGGAACAACGTGACCATCCTTGCCGTGCGTCGAACCGACCAGACGCTCGTCACCGGCATCATGATGGAAGACAACTATGTCGACCCGACCACTGGCAAAATTCCGTGGGCCAAGGTCGCCGTGGCCTCCAGCGAAATTACCTCCGACCGCGTCAATGGCCTTTCGGCCCTGATCACCTCGGCAGCCCGCATCACCGTCTCGTCCTCTCAGCCCAGCTCCCCCGCAGCCGGGAACCTCTGGCTCGACACCTCGACCAACCCGAACCGCCTGAAGTTCTATTCCGGCACGGCTTGGCTCCAGACCTCCCCAGAGACCCTGCTCGCCACCCCGTCGTCCGGCGACGCAGGCAAGGTCGTGGCTGTCGACGCTCTCGGCCAGTCCCTGATCTACCGCAACGTCGACCTCAGCTCGGTGATCCCTGTCTCCCAAAAGGCAGCCGCCAGCGGCGTGGCCACTCTGGACGCCAACGGTCGCCTGCCATCGACCCAGCTCCCCGAAGTCATCGGCAAGGCTACCCTCTACACGAAAGTCTCCGGTGCCCTGACGACCGGCACGAACTATGTCGTGACCCGCGCCTTCCTCCAGAAGTTCCGCATCGTTGGCGTCGCAATGCGCCTCTCGACCGGCACTTGCACCGGTGAGTTCACGGTCAACGGCGTGACCCAGATCGCAGGCCAATCCTTGTCGGTGAACCCCGTCGAGTCTGTGCTTGGCTCCGCCATCACCATCGACGCTTCGTCCGGCACTGTCTCGCTCGGCGTCAAGGTCACCAACGTGTCCTCTGCCGCAGACCTCGAAGTCTCAATCGCCATCCAGGAAATCGCTTCATGACGGTGAGCCTTGGCGTGATCGCTGAACTTGCGAGGCAGTTTCTCCCCAGCGTCGTCACCATTGTAGACGACCAAGAGGAGATGCTTGATCTCTTCGGCAAGATGTTGCCGGAGATCGAGAGCCTGTTTCGCAAGCAGGACATCTACCAGCTCACGCCAATGCAGCTAATCGACTACTGCCTGACCGGACACTACACCCTGTGGAAGGGCGAGCGCAGCGGAGAACTCCAGGCCATCGCCATCACCGGCATCTCTGATTGGCCCTCCGGCATCCGCACCTTCGACGTGAACTACGTCATTGGCCGTGACGGCGAGTTCGACGGCATGACCGTTGGCTGGGACGCCTTCATTGATCTTGCCCGCAAAAACAACTGCACCCGCATCGTGGGTTATTGCCGCCCCGGTTGGCGCCGCCACCTTCGGCACCTCGGCATTGACTCGCACCGCCTGATTATCTCAAAGGAGCTGTAAGTCATGCACTCTCCCAAAATGCCCCCTCCGCCGCCGTCGCCGTCGGACTTCCAGCCCCAGATCAATCAGAAGCGCACTGAGCTTCAGAACTCTCTGAACTCGAAGGCCGACACCTACAATTCGCAGGTCGACGCCTTCAACAACTCGTTGTCTCAGCTGTCCAATCAGTATGGCGATCTTCACACGAAGATCGGCGGACTGAACATGACCAACGTCGACGATAACGGCGCGTCCTACCGTAACCAGCTCGACTCCCTCCAGAAGTCCCTGGCTGGTCTGACCAAGCCTGGCCAGTTCAACTATCAGGGAACCTATACCCTTCCCGAATACGCCAACGCCACGGTCACCCTCGAGAACCCGCAGCTGCACTCGCTGAACACGGACCTCTTGAACACGCTGAACACTGGCTACGGCTCGGACAGCTCCTTGCTGACCGACATGCTGAACAAGCGTTCCAAGGCAGAGTCTGACTATCGGAATTTCTTCACCGGCCTGAACGCCTCGGCTGGCTCAGCGTTCGACACCGCCAACACCATGGACTTGGCCGGTTACGCAGGCTCGGGCTTCGACCGCTCCGGCTACAACAACCTGGCTTCCCGCCTCAACAACTTCACCTCAGACATCGCAGGCGACTACAACTTCGCTGGCGAAGCTGGCGCACGCGACGCCGTCAACAAGGTCAAGGCCCGCTACGATGCGCTGGACGCCTTGAAGACCGGCGAGCAGGGCCGCATCAACAACTACAAGACCGACCTTCAGAACTATCTGAACAACTCGACCAACACCTTCAACACACTGTCCATCAAGGACGCGGACAAACTGAAGGCTCTCGATGACGAGCTGCGCTCCCGCGCTCAGGGCGCATCGCAGTTCAGCTCACCCCTGTCGTTCGACTTCTCTGGCCTGACCAACCAATACAACTCGCTCGACAGCTCGATCAACAATCGCCTGGCCGAGCGTCAGCGCGAACTCGACCGGATTGGCTCATCCCAGACCAGCTACGCTAACCAGGCCCAGAACATCCTGGGCAACGCGAACGCTGCTGACTATTACAGCCAGAACAACCTTCAGGGTCTGACCAACCAGATCAACGAACTTCAGCGTCAGATCGGTGGCTTCTCCTCCACCCTCGACTACAACTTCGGCGACGCCAACAAGGCGCTTACCGATGCTCAGAAGCAGGTCGCTGCCCTGAACACCCAGCGTCAGGCTGCGATGCAGGACTTGGTCAACCGGGGTGCGAAGTTCAGCACCGGCCTGAACGACATCCCGCTCTACAACGAGAACGACTTCAACAGCCGTCTGGCCAACGAAAACAACCTGCTCGCTCAGCTTTCCCAGTTCACCGGTGGTGACGTGGCAGGCTACCGCTCTCAGCTCGCTACCGGCCAGCAGGCAATCGCCGACAAACTCAGCGCCCTCTCCGACTACCGGAACAACCTCGAGGGTCAGGCAAAGTCGCTCCAGAGCCGCTTCGGCAACCAGTCCTTCTACGACACCGCCGCTGTCGATGCTGCTCGCTCCGGCGACTTCAAGAAGTTGCTCGACGAGATCAGCCTCTATGGCGCAACCCAAGCCAACGACGAAGCCTCCGCCATCAAGTCCCGTCTGGACAGCGAATACTCCCGCCTCCAGTCGGACGCCACCGCCAAAGCGGCACTCGCTGCCAAAGAGGCTGGCTCTGTCAACAACGTCCTCGGCGCCAGCCAGGTCTACACGATCAACGGCATCCCGCTGACCGCCGAAGAATACGCAGCTCTCATGGCACAGAAGCAGAAGGAGAGCGCCGCTGGTGCTTCCACCAACAGCGCGTTCCTCCAGGCTCTTGGCCTGACCGGTTAAGGAGAACGCCTGATGTTCGCAGCAATCCTGGGTCTTGCCGGATCGGCGATGGGCGCTATTGGCTCGATGAGCGCAGCCAACAGCGCAGCGAAGACGGCTGCCTATCAGGCGCAGATGGCCGAGTATGCCCGTCAGCAGCAGGAGCAGTTCAATCGCTACATGATTGGCCGCTCCGAAGACTACTATCGTGACTCGGTCAACCGCTACAATCAGGGCCTTGACTACTACAACCAGGACCGCTCCACCAAAGGGGCGGAGTCTGCGTTCAGTAAGAACCTGCTCTCTCAGGACCGCAACCAGAAGCTCGGCGAATATGAAAACGTCATGTCTCGCCAGATGGAGCTGGACAAAGACGCGGCCAAAAACCGTGCCTTCCAACTCCAGCAGTATCTGCGTGCCCAGAATATCTCCTCGTCTGAACGCGCCCAGGCCCTTCAGGAACTGAAGTATGCCCAGTCCGTCGCCTCCGGCGAGCGCGACCAGGAACTCCAGCGCTTCTACGAGGACCGCGCAACCCGCTCCTCCGAACGCCAGTTCCAGATCGACGAACTCCGTCGCGCCCAGCAGATCGCCGAAGCCAACCGCTCCATCACCGTTGGTCAGCAGTCCAAATATAATCAGGGCGTGGACGAGCTGCGCGGCGCAACTCAGGCTGCGCTCTCTTCGCTCGGCGACATCCGCGAGGTGCCGCAGCTCACGTCTGCCGACATCAACGCCGAAGGCGATAAGCGCCGCGCCCTTTACGAACGCGCAATCGACCGCGCCGCCAACGTCGCCTCCTCACAGAATGAGGCAGCCCTGATCCGTGGTGGCGTCGACTCCTCCTCGACCGGCGCCTCGCGCCGCTCCGAAGTCGCCGAGAAGGTCGCTCCTCTCTACGAGCAAGCCTATCAACGCGCCTCCGACGACGCCCTGAAATACATGGCTGGCGTCCAGGGCACCCTCTTTGCCAACTACGACAAAGACCTCCAGCGTCGCGCCCAAGTCCTGAACGAAACCCGCCTGCCCATCACGGCATACCTCGAGTCGCTCCGCGCTGCTCCGCAGCTCGCCGCAGACGCTGGCGTTGGCCCGTCCTTCGCCAACGTGGGCACTGGCATCTTCGACAAGAAGGTGACATCGGCCAACGACTACCGCGCTCCGATGGCGATTGGTTCCGGCTTCAACGCTGCGAACCTGAACATCCTCGGCAGCGACTACGGCCAGAACATTATGCTCCAGTCTTCTGGCGTTGGTCCTCGCGACTTCACCAGCGGCATCCTTGGCGGCATGAGCGGCTACGTCTCCAACCCGCAGAACCCGATGAGCGGTCTGAGCGGCACAAACTTCGGTTACAGCCAAGCCTCTTCCAACGCCATCGACGCACGCAACTTCGCCCTTGGTCGCTCTCAAGCCTTTGGCAACGCAGTGGGCGATCTTTCCAATCGCGTCGGAGGCGCCCTCGACAACTGGTGGAACAGCAAGGACAACAACTTCGCCCAGTCCGCCAGTTCACCATACGCATTTGGCTCTGGCGGTTACACCGGCCAAGGCCCCTTCATGCCCTAAGAGGACACAATGGTTGACATCGGCGGCATTTTCGGCGGCGGCTTCGCTCAGGGTTTCCAGGACTCGCAGAACAATCTGCTTGGCCAACGCCAGAAGACGGCGGAACTCTTCCTGCGCTATCAGCAGCAGAACCCTACTGCGACCTTCGAGCAGTATCAGGACTTCCTCAATCAGGTCTCACCCGACCGGTTCCTGCGCGGACCTGGCTACAGCGACCAGGCGCTCCAGCAGCTCGCCGATGAGAGTCAGCGCAAACTCAAACTCCAGCAGGAGAAGGACCGCCTCGGCCTGATCCAGGATCAGATCAAGACCCAGGACACCTACCGCAACTTCGTCGACTCCGCAGTCACCCAGGCCCTCAACGCCTCCGGTGAGAACGACTCGCCGGACGACATCCGTCAGCGCGTGAAGAAATCACTTGGCTCATCCGGCGTCCCGGTCGACGGCCAGATCGGCGAACTCGCCGACAGCATCGACTACACCGGTCGCCTCAAGGAACACCGCCTCAACAAACTCAAGAAGGAGCAGGAGGACGTCGACGCCGCATCCAAAATCTATGCAGGCACAGACCTCTCCCCAGACGCAATCGAGGCCGAACTCAAGAACCGTGGCTTCTCCGAGGGCGTCGCCAAGAGCGCACGCACCCGCCTCGAGAAAGAACGCAATGACGTCCGCGCCAAAGACATCATTGCCCTTGGCGATGCAATGCGCACCGACCCATCGAGCGAAGGCATCCTGCTCGATCCCAATCAGAACCTCGGCGACTACGTCGAAGGCTACGCCAAGAAGCGCCAGCTCAAACTGACCATCGACGAGAAGGAACAGCTCCGTAGCGAACTCGAGCTGCGTCGCAAGGCTGCCATCGAAAAGCAAGACACCGCCAACGTGGAACAAACCACGAAGGCGAAGTCTGTTGCCGACTCCATGGCCAACCTCGACTCGGAAGACGAAGTCCGCCGTGCGCTCTCCGGTCAGAATATGTCGCAGGGCATGACCGACGCGATCCTTGGTCAGTGGCGTTCGGGCCGGAATGGCGTCTACATCCAGCGCGAACAGGCGCTGCGCGACTCGCTCAACCCTGCCAAGAACGCGCTCATCGCTGGCTACGTCGCCGACGAAAAGCCCGAAGCAATCAAGTTGGTCATCCAGAACACCCCCGGCCTCAAGCTCCCAGAAGACCGCATCAATGCGCTCGTCACGGAGTTCATGCAGGGCAAGGTCGCATTGGCTCGCGACTCGCTCGGCAAGGACATGGAGCAGAACATCAAAGTCCTCCAGGACCGCATGGCCACGCAGACGCAGACCAACATCAAAAGTTTTGCCGACCTCGAAGAAATTCACAAGGACGACAAAAAACTACAGCGCATCTATGCGGTTGGTAAATTGGTTGCAGCCCGCAATGTCGACGCAACCGTTGGCCAGATCGAAGGCGCAGTCCGCGCCGCCATCTCGAAGAACAGCAGCACGAACGACGGCGACATTGTCGACGCCGTGACAGCCGCACTGCCCAACGCCCAGCAGGCCATCGTCAAAGAACAGCAGCTCTACAAGAACCCAATCGACCAGAAGAAGACTGTCTCCGAACTCTATTCCACCATGGGACGCATTTCCACTGCCTACGCTTCGGTCATTGACATCGCCGACCGATACAAGGAAGGCGACATGTCTGCCCTTGGAAAACAGACTCCAGCAGACTTCAAGACCAGAATTATTCCTGGGATCATCGCTGACATCGACGCGCAGATCACCAAGATCAATGCGATGCTGCGCATGAGGGACAGCTCGATGCTGAACCTCACGCCAGAAGGCGCCCAAAAGTTCGAAGGTTTCATCGACGGCCTCACCAGGACCAGAGCAGAGCTGGTTCAGCGCCTCGGCACTTTCGACATCAAGAACCCTGGCGCAGGCGCAGACCTCGAGCGTCGTCGCATCCAGGCAGAGCAGACTCGCGACGCTGGTGGCTTCCGCCCAGAAACAGCAGCCGCTCCGCAAGTTCAGACGGACCCGACTGTCTCCGCCGCTCGCCAAGACCTGTCGCGTTGGATCAGCGACTCCGGTCGCGAACTCACCGCATCGCAAGTCCTTCAGCAGATTGGCGGTCAGGCTGGCATGGTGGCGTCCCCGATGGGCTACCTGTTCAACACTCCGCAGCAGCGAGCAGACGCTGCAATCGTGCAGAAGTTTGCGACCAGCCCAGGCGCACTCACCTACTTCAAGAACTATCCAGGCGAAATCGAATTGTTCAAGCAAGACCCAGTCGGTTACGCAAAGCGGCATCTACAAGACCTTCAGGCACAACGCTAATAAGGGGGACGACCGTCCCCCTTCCCACTCGTATTTTGGCCTGACGTGGATGGCCATTCCCGCGAGTGAGGAAAAATGTCTCTCGATTATTACATTAAGCAAGCTGAAGACGCTGGTTCGCTCAGCACTTCCCCCAATCAGAACCTCCAATCCAACTACCTTGACCACCTCGCTCCCACTCAAATCCTGAGTGATGGCCGGTTCATCCGCGACATCAAGAACTTCTACTACGGTCGCGACGGCAAGACGTTTGGCTCCGATCAGGAAGCCATCGACTACTTCTACGGTGACCGCACCTGGCGCAACACCAACACGATCTCGGTCGGTAAAGACCTGGCAGACGTGCTTGGCATGGGGCCTGACCAGCTTCAGCGCTACTCCCGCATTGCCGCTGCCTACGAAAAGCTCCCGAACTTCTATGAAGAAGGCGGACGCGGCGCAGCTGCTGCCATCCCGCAATACATCGCCGCAGGCGTCGCAGACCCCGTCAACCTGCTTGGCTTTGGTGCAGGCAAGGTTGCCGCCGAAGCCGCCATTCAGGGCGCCGCACGCCCAGCTGTCAGCGCCATCACCTCGACTGCCGCCAAGGAAGCCGCCCTCAACGCAGGCATCCAGTTTGGTCAAGACCTCGCCATCCAGCAGACCCAGAAGACTGCCGGTATGCGCGACAGCGTCAGCCTCAGCGAGGCAGTCGGTGGCGCACTCATCGGCGGTGTTCTCGGTGGCACCATCGGCGGAGCCATGGCGATCCCTGAAGCCCTGCGTGGCTCCCGCCTCGGTCGCGACCTCGCATCCGCAGTCGAAGCAAAAGACCCAGCCGCCTATAAGGCCGCTTACGACGCACTCGTTGAAGCGCACGGCCCGCAGTGGGTCGAGAAGATTGGCGTCAAGGACACTCTCCCTGGCGCAGAGCAGGCCGCCCAGGAAGCGACCGTTGCTGCCCAGACGGCTGCACGCGCAGACTCCGTCTTCCAGTCGCCGCAGGCCGAAGCTCTCAAGAACATCAACGACGAACTGAAAAACCTCGACGAGCGTTTCGTCCGTAAGGACTTCCACGACCCCGAGGATGAAGCCATCGCTGCCGAGCGCAAGCGCGTCCTCGAAGAGCAGATGCAGATCATCCAGCAGACGGAAGACCTGCTGGCCAAAAAGCAAGCCGCTGAAGAAGCGGCTCGCGCAGCCGCAGCCGAAGGCAAGGACGCCAAGGCACGCGAGCAGCGCAACGCCGCCCTCGAGATCGACCGTCAGATCAACAGCCTTGGCCTTCAGTCTGTCGCCAACGACCAGACCGTCGCCGACGTTGTCTCCTCCGCTGAACGCGCACGCTCCGAACGCGCCAACGCACCTCGCCTCGAAGACAACCAGGCCCGCTCAGACCTCGCCACTCCCGGCGAGAACGTCGGTGCAGGCCAGCAGAAGATCGGCGAAGTCACCCCGAACAGCCAGTCCGAGGCTGGCATCTTCGATCCAGAGCGCACTGCCACTGACCGCTTCCCCACCGAAGGCGACGTCCCGGCAGGCGGTAACAGCGAACTCTTGGCCGCTGGTCGCCGCGAGAACCTCGCCCCCGAAGGCATCGACACCGAAGCCGCGTCTGCCACCACCCCAATGCGTGGCGACGGCGAAACTCCCAAGCAGCTCTTCACCAACGAAGAGCGTGCCGCCACCTGGCAGCAATACCAGGAAGCCACCGGTCAGACTCCGCAGCTCGCAGGCCGACTCCTCAAGAAGGACGGCATCGACTGGCGCACTGACGAAGGCGTCAAGGAACTCAAGGCCAGAATCGAAGAAGCCAAGAACGCCGCACAGGCAAAAGAAACAGCGAACCGCGTCGCCGAACATTTTGGTTCCAGCGACGAAGAGCGTGCGCTGATCGAAGACCTCCTGCGCTCGTCGAACACCGACAGCAACGACGGCATCTTCAAGATGTATGCCGACAACGAGTCGCGCATCCTCCAGGCCGCTCGTGCGACTGTGAACGATTTGGCGTCTGGTCTGCCTACCGATGCCAAAAATGCCGTCCTTGCCGAGATCGAAAAGGTTGTCCCAACCTTCGCTTCGAAGATCGGCGACGCTCTCTTGGAGTCAGCTGACAAAGTCAGACTCGCCGAAAGCCTGTTCGACACCATCTCAGAAATCGTCAAGCGCCACGAAACCGGTGTCACCAAAGCATCCGGCGAGCTGGCCCAAGCCTCCGTGCTTGGCAAGCCTGGCATGGACGTCCTCAAGTCTGAGCGCAGCGTCGCCCCTCTGTTCGACACTACCCAGACCAGCAGCGCCGTCCGCTCCCTGAAGGACGACCCGCAGGCCATCGCCGACGCATTGGCTTCTGCCGAACGCGCCAAGACTGGTGAAGCGCCCGCTGCAAAACCTGAAGGCGCCGCAGGCGTTGCCCAGGAAGTCGAACGCCTCCGTATCGCAGGCCAGCAGACGACTCTCGCCAATTACGAGAAAGACATCCAGTCCCTCGACAACTTCCGCCGCCTGAACGTCGGCATCCTCGCCAATGAACTTGGCTCCATGGACGCTGTGATTGCGCTGATGCGCAACCCCAAGGGAGCGTCTGCCCTTTCCGAGACCGGCAGGGATGCGTTCAACGCCTACAAGGGCACCATCAAGAAGATGGACACCCTGAAGGCGAAGCACGAAGAGCTGAGCAAATCCATCGCAGCCGGTGCCGAAGCACGCGCTGCCGAAAAGAAAGCCGTCGCTCCGACCGCACCTATCGCCAAGATCGAAACTGCAATCGCCGAGTCCACCACTCCTGGCCTGAGCAAGGAACAGATCGACGCGCTTCGCGCCGCAAAGCGCGAAGGTGGCAACGCTGCCCTGCTCCAGAAGCTGGCCGAGTTCAAGGGTAAGACCCTTCCTCCGACCCCCGATCTGCCCGCACCTGACCTGCCCAAGAACCAGTTGCCCGCACTCGTGCGTCGCAACGCCAAGGGCGACATCGTCGAAGTGCGTCCGCTCAACCCCAACCAGCTGCGTGCCGACCGCACCCTCGAGGACTACTATAAAATCCTGCAAGGTAAGTCCGACGCTGAGTGGGAAAAGGGTTTCATCCCCGCTGAAGCCCGCAACAACGTGGCTGCCGAAAAGCGTGCGTTCACCAACGGCACCGAGGCGCCGAAGTCCACCATCGAAGGTCCGGCCAAACTCGACGACATGATGTCGAAGACCGTCGACTTCGACGGCAAGACCACGACCTATGGCGACCTCTGGAAAGACTTCATCCAGATGGAAGGCACTCGTCCTGCCACCATCACGGACCTCGAGACCCGCATCGCTCACTACCAGAAGCTGGCCGAAGTCTTCCCCGACACGATGCTGCTCCCGATGGAGTCCCGCAAGGAAGCCGTCACCCAGCTCAAGGCTCTCTTCGACAACAACCCTGCCGCCTTCACCGCAGCTGAGAACGCTCTGCGCCGTCTGAACGTGGCCTTCGACCGCGCTCCCATCATCCGTAGCGGGGCAGAGGCTGGGCTTGCGGGTAACTACGACCCGCTGACCAACGCAATGCGCGTCAACCCCGAGGCACGCAAGCTCGTCCAGTCGATCCCGTCCTTCAGCGTCTTCGCTCACGAACTTGGCCACTGGGGCTACTTCAACCTACTGTCCTTCAAGGACCGCGCAGACTTCCTGGACTTCACCCGCCAGTTCTACAAGGACACCGGCGAGTTCGACGCGGCCAAACTCTCCAAGTTCCTCAAGGGTCGCGACGTTGTTCCAGGCGTCTTCGACAATCCACAGGAACTCTTCGCCAACCTGTTCATGTCGTTCGTTGACCGCGAGGACGTGACTCCGTTCCGCACGCACTCCGGCCTCTGGGGTGGCATCGCTGAACGGTTCGCCAACGTCATCAAGGCTTTCAAAGACCCGTGGCAAGCCCCCGGCGAGATCGTCCACCTCTTCCAGAAGATCATCCCCGACGAGGACATCGCTAACCGCTGGGCCGTTGATTACATCCAGCCGCGTGAAGCTGGACTCACCGGCAAGAAGCTGAAGAACGCCGAGCTGACCCAAGGCCAGATGCGCCGTGTCGCTCAGCGTGCCGAGGAACTCGACCGTGGCCTGAACTCTGCCGACCCCGTTGCCGCCCTCGAGGCGATCAACGACGCGCAGCAGCTCATGTTCGTCCTCACCAAATACAACAACACGAGTTGGCTCTTCCCGCGTGCAGCTGGCCACGAACCCGTGACCGACCGCTTGCGCCAAATCCGCACCGCGATCCGCGAGGCCCACGAGTTCTACCAAGCCTACAAGACCGGTGCCGCCGAGACCGAACTCGACAAGCTGATCGCCGAGCAATACCGCGACATGGAGCTTGGCAACCTGATCACTGACCCCATCACTGCTCAGGCCGAGTCCCGCATCTCCGGGATGCAGATTATCGACATGACCCACATCGCAGCGGGCGGACTCGATAATCCAGAGTTCATGATGGAAGCCTACCGCGTCGGCAACAAACTCTCGAACGCCTACGCTGATTACATCAACCTGCTCGAGAGCGCCTATCAGCGTCAGACTGGTTACAAAATCCTGCCGAAGAACCCGCTTATGCCAGAGCGCACAGGCAGTGAAGCGTCTCGCCGCTACGCTGGCCTCGACAAGGCACGCCGCGCTGCAAAGACCGAACAGGCCAAGGCGGACGTCCTCGCCGAACGCGCCGTCAACAAGCCTGCCACTCCCAAGGAGAAGGCAGAACGCACTGTCTCGCGTGCCGAGTCTGGCGCTAAGCGTGCGACCGCTGTCGACAGTATGTCTCCTGCCAAGCTCTCCGGCATGGACCTCCTGGCGCAGTTCCGTCAGGAAGGCCCCAGCACGGTGCGTGGCATCGAGCTGGCCAACGAGCTGGCCGACCGCTATCGCGCCAAGTTCGAAACCCCGAACGTCAAGATCGACCCCGAGACCGCAGCCCTGCCCGACGCAGAGCTGCGTTCGCGTCTGCACAAGGCAATCGCATCCGCAGATCGTGCGCAGGCTGACCTCTATTCAGCCGCACTCTCCCAGCGCCGCGACCTTGGCTCCCTGCTGGACCTCTACGAGTCCCGCATTGGCAAGGCAGTCGAAACAGAAATCACGCACCGCGACGGCACGACTCTCGAAGTTGGCATCCCCGCCAACGCACCCGAGTCGTGGAAGGCGCTGCTCCGCCCGATCAACCACAACAACCCCGAGGTCGAGCGCAACGCCCGCACCTTGGCCTACCGCGTCCTGAACCTGCTGAACGACGAAGCGAAGATGCACGTCGGCGAAGCGGAAGTTCTGCCCATCGGCACGCTCTACAAGATGGCAGGCAAGGAAATCCCCGCGAACGCCAACGCCGTGTTCGCAGACCTGAGCGATCCGGTCTTCAAGGAACTGCGTTCGACCGTCCGTCGCCTGGCCATCGGTCTGCGTGAGAACGCCAATCCGTTCGACGTGGTCCACGAGGCCGGTCACTTGCTCTCCCGCACGATGCTGTCCGAAGAGGATCGCAAGATCATGGTCGACGCCTTCGCCATCGCGAAGGACAAGATCGCCGCAACGGTGCGCAATGAATACGCCGACCTCTCCTTCGAAAAGCAGGCCGAGGAATACATCGCCCAGTCCATCGCGATGCACCTGGCCGAGCGCGTTGCCCGTGGCGACCTGATGGAACTGCACGTCTCAGGCTCCCTCGAAGGTATCCGCCTGAAGACTGGCATCGAGCGCATCTTCGACAATGTCAAGGAAGCCCTCGCCTACCTGTTCAACCGCCTGATCGGCAACAAGGACATGCGCCAGGTGATGCGCCAGCTCACTTGGTATGGCGACATGTTCGGTCGCACCACCAGCGCAACCCGTGACATTGGCCTCGAGTCGATCCTCTCCGGCGCTCCGATGATGAGCCTGGAGACAGACCTGCGCAAAGTCCTGCGCCAGATGGACCCCGAGCAGCTCGCTCGTCTGAAGAACCACCACTCCTTCTACACTCAGGACGGTGAGATCATTCAGCTCTGGCACGGCACACCCGCTGGCGGTCTGATGCGCGACGGTGAGACCGTCGTGATGTTCACCCCCAACGGAGCTGGCTCTTTCGGATACGGCTTCTACACCACTGAGTCGTTCAAGCACGCCATCGAGTTCGCCCGTCAGGGCACCAGCACGGCTTCACGCAACCTCGACTTCGAGCTGCGCTCGCTGAAACTCAGCGACAACGAGCTGGCCAACGTGAAGTCGATGATGCGTCAGCGCGACGACATCGTCTCTCAGCTGAGCGACATGGCCGGTTGGCTCGAGCAGTCCAAGGGAATGAAGTCTGTCGACATCGGCACTGGCCTCGTCAACAAGGCTGAGACCACCTGGGTCAAGAAGCAGGTGAAGGAACTCGAGTCCGAATACGCCCGCCTCAACGCGGACCTCGGCAAATACAAGCTCGACTCCCGCACCTTCCCGATCTCGATGAACGCCGAGAAGGTCTTCGACTTCCGCACTGGAACCGACCACATCATCGGCCACCAGGACGTGGACGGCCTGGCTGATCACCACATCCAGCAGCTGATCGACAAGATGGTCGAGAAGGGCTGGACCGATCCCGGCTTCGAACGCTCGATCATGGGCGACATCGACGAGAACGGCTTCGTCAGAACGACTGGCCTCCAGCTCTATGATGCGCTCATCCAGGAAATCTCGGACGTCACCGGCGTCGGCAACCGCATGTATGGCGGCGAGATCACCTACACCAAGACCGCAGAGGACATGATCACCGACCTCCTGCGTGAACTTGGCTATGACGGTCTGCGCACCACGGACACCCACCCGATCAACGGCGCTGGTGTTCCGCATGACATCATCGTCGCCTTCGAGACCCCGGCCCAGGTCAAGCACATGCTCGAGGCCACGGAATACAGCCGCTCCTCGGATGGCTTCTACAAGTCTGTGATCCCGAACGGCGACACTCCCAAGATGTCGTTGAACGGCGCCTTGTTCGACGCTGCCATGAACAGCGACGAACCCTTCAGCGCCAGTCGCTTTGGCAACGTCATGTCCTCGTGGGTCGAGGCAGGCGGTGGCTCCTCCAAGATGGCAGACCTCCTGCGCAAGATCGCCCGCAAGGACGTGAAGGCAGCCGAAGGTCTCAAGGAGTTCTCGGCTCCCGTGCAACTGCGCTCCAACTCAGATCGTCTGCGCGAGTTCGCTGGCGCCCGTTGGCTCGCCGACTGGATCGCACCCGAGCATGGCACCGGCTACTACGAGCGCCACCACGCTGACACCTCGAAGCACCTGAACCCCATCGTCCAGCAGCTCCACAATCTGCCAGACGCCAAGGGCGCACTGGGTGATTGGCTCCGCAAGGTGTCAGACCTCACCGTCGGCATCACGCACCAGCAGCACATCACGCCAGACTCCCACAAGCGCATCGCCTCTGCCCTGCGTCGTGGCGACGAAGCCATCCGCCGCTTGGCCCCCGAGGAACAGCAGGCCGCAGAAGCACTCAAGGGCTTCTTCAGCCACTATCGCGAGCGCCTCTTGAACGACGCCAACATCCGCGTCGGCACCATCGGCGACTATTTCCCGCAGCACTGGGACGTGGAAGCGATGCACCGCAATCCGTCTGGTGTCATCGAAGGTCTGGCCAATCACTTCCAGCGTGACGCCCTGAAAGACGAGATGCGCGAGCCTCTCTCTCGTGCAGAAGCCGTGTCCCGCGCCGAGAAGGTGTTTGCCCGCCTGACCGATGACGACGGCGTCGTTCACGCACCTGTTGCCGGTGGCTCTCGTGCCCCCGTCATGGATCACGAAATGAGCCGCATGATCCGCCTTGATCGTGATCGCGAAGCTCTGCGCGAGTTGGAGCCGTTCCTGAACAGCGACATCACGGCCATCGTGACCAAGTATGCCGACACTGCCGAGAAGCGCATCGCCTTCGCCAAGCAGTTCGGTCACAACAACCACGGCTATTACGACTACGTCCAGGTCGCCACCTTCGGCGACTCGGCTGGTCGGACCCTGCTCAACACCCGGAAAATCCTGACCAACACCTCGAAGGCCATTGGCCCAGAGAACGAGGTGATGCGCGAGATCACGCATGAAACGGTCATGATCCCCATGAACGAGATGCAGGCAGGCACAGCCATCAATGCAGCTCGCAAGCGTCTGGCAGAAGGCGGCACCGCACAGGACGCCTTCGACGCGATCATGTCTGTCCGAAAGCAGTCCGGCATCACCGACGTCGACGGCGGCAAGACCTTCGAGAAGCGGGCAATGGCCATCGCTCAGGCTATGGCAGACATGCCGAACGGCATCACCCGCTCGGAACTCGACCACATGCAGGCCACCTTCCGCGCCATCCAGAACAAGCGGGTCTACACCGGCGTTGGTCAGGAAGGCGCCTATGCGGTGAGCCGTGGTCTGCGCAACTTCAACAGCGCAACCCTCCTGCCCTTCACCGTGCTGACCTCGATCTCGGACTTGTCCATGCCCGCGATCCGCTCCGGCTCGATGAAGGCGACCTACAAGGCGCTGAAGTCTTACGCGACCGACCCAACCTACCGGGACGCCATCCGCAACATTGGCGTCACCATCGAGAACCTGATCCACGAGCGCTACGCCTCCCTCTACGGTGGCCAGGCCGCTGGTGTGTTCGACGGTCGCCGCACCAATGCGTTCTTCAACGCATCGCTTCTGACCCCATGGACCAACATGCAGCGCGAGATCGCTGGCATCCACGGCTACTACGCGATGCAGGCAATGATCGAGAAGGCGCAGCAGAACTACCGCGCAGACTCGGTCTCCCAGAACCGTAGCTTCCGGCAGGCCAAGCGCTTCCTGGATCACTACGGCCTCGGTGACTACGCGACCGATCCTGCCAAGTCGTTCGGCGATCTGACGCAGGTCCAGCACAACGACGACGTCCGTGCGGCGATCATCAAGTTCGCCAACGAGTCGATCTTCACGCCGAACCCGAACGACGTCCCAGTCTGGGCGCAGACTCCGTGGGGTATGCTCGCCTGGCAGCTGAAGTCGTTCCCCCTGATGATGTCCAAACTTGGTGGCACGGTTCTGAAGGAAGCCAAGGAAGGCAACGTCGCACCGCTCGCGATGATGCTCTCCCTCGGAGCTGGCTCCGGCATGGGCGCCATCTACATGAAGGACGTGATCCAGGGTCGTGGTGGTGACGAGAAGGGAACGGGCGAGTTCGCACCTCGCGTCCGCTCCTACCAGAAGATCGCCGAGCAGTTTGGCTTCAAGGGCAAGACGCCCGGAACCGTCAACGTCATGGGCACGAACGTCGACCTCGACACCTTCCTCGGCTGGTATATCGACGGCTTCATGTCCATGGGCGGCTTCGGCCTGTTCTCCGACATGCTCTTCCAGGTCGGCGAGTCTCTCGACAACGGCCAGTATGGCATGAACCGCGCAGCGTCCTTCGTGCTTGGCCCGACATGGGGTCTCGCCCAGTCTGCCTTCGAGACGGCTGGCGGCATCGAACATGCCCTGATTGGTGAAGACGGGACCAACTACCGCGAACGCTCAGCAGTCCGTGACGTGGCCTCTCGTGTCCCGTTCGCCGGTCAGGTGAAGCCCTTCCGCGAGAACGTCACGAACTATGTGGCGGGGGAACGCGCAAACAGTAGCGCCTCCAATCGCATGAACGCGAAGGGAGGCGGCTTCGGTGGTGGATTTGGTGGTGGCTTCGGTGGTGGCTTCAGCGGGTCTTAATCCTCGCTGTCGCCCTCATCCACCCAATCAATCGGATCATGACTATCCGCGTCCAACCACAGGTTGACGCGGTGCCGCAACCTGTCGAGATACGCCAGGCATTTGAAGCTGTCTGTCCGCCTAGTGATCCCGTGGGTATAAGTGCCGTCGAGATTTTCGCTTACCCACAACAGGCTTCTCATGTTGCCAGCCTTGGCCTGTTCCAAAATGAACTCGGCTTGTTCGATCACTTGATCGTCCGGTGCGGCCTTGCCGATCTTGACCACGTTCAAACTATTCTCGCCAGAACTCATCACGCAATTCCTTTTCCAAAACTTCCGGTATTTCATCCAGCGTCACAAATGCCGCCGTCGTCCCAGACAGGCTCACGTCTTTCATACTATCTTCCATGGCTCGCGGAGTAGCAACAGTATAAATATGAGACCCTAACGGCGGAGAAAAAGGTGGCCTCATCTCGCTGATGATCTCCTTCGTCGATCTCTCGATGATCTCCTTCATCTCCCCCTTGAAAATCTCCAATTCCTGCCGCATCGTGAAAAGGTGCAGCGACAGATTACCCTGCACCGTGCTTTGCCATGTTGCCAAACTTTCCCGTTGCTCCTTGAGCCACTGCTCTCTCGCCAGCTGCTCCTGCTCCAGCCACTCCGCTATTCCCATTACCATTACTATCCCTCTCTGCTGCCAAACTAATATTCGGAATGAACCGCACCTTCGGGTTCGGCCAGGTCCAAATCTCTCCGGTCGCGTCATCCGCCACCACCCACAGCAAGTCATGCTCCTCACCGTAGTCGATCACGAAGTGACACAGACCCACGCCCTTCGGCGTCTTCATCCAAACCGTCGGGTTAAGTTGTGTAATCGCCATAGAACCAAATCCTCAGCTGATCATTCCACTTGTCCATGTCCTCGTGGAACACGGGCACCTCTTCAGAACCGAGGCGCTGACCGAACACCAACAGGTGATGCTCGTAGACTTTCTTTAGGGCGGCGATCAGCTCGGGCTTCGTCATGTCCTCGAGCCGCTTGGTTCCCCAGACCACCAATTCCCTATTCGCCATACCGCACCACTCTTAACCCGTGGGTCTCTCCACGGGAAAACCTTCTGAATTGTGCGGTAGCATTTTTCTTGTCACGCCCTGTCGAGACATTGGTGTTGTGAACCGGCTGCCACATCTGGTCGCCGTTCTTGTTCTCCAACACCATAAAGGTGTGACGTGATCGCCGGATAACTTCGACGACCCTCAGACTCTCGGCCTCTGCGATCTTCTCATATTCCCGAACGACGTTAGTCACGACCGTCATCCGCCACAAAGAAGATCGCTAGACCAAGCACACCGAGCATGGAGCCAACACAGAACGCTCCGATAATCGCCAGCGTCGTTGTGGTCCATTCAGGCATTGGGTGCCTCCGTGCCAAGCTCTCCGGCAATCGCCAGATAGTTGATGCCGTCCAGGTAACTGTCGACATAGGTCGGGTCTTCCGACATCCGGCCCAGCTTCACAGCCAGAAGGATCACAGCCACCTCATACATGGTGACGTTCCGGCCCAACATGCCCATGGCACAGGCCGCGATCCGAGCGAAGTTCTGTCGAACCTCGCCATACATATTGCCGCGCTCGACCAACAGGTCAGCCGACTTTGCGAGCATGTCTTCCTTTTTCATTTGCCTTCTCCATTCCGATTGCTCTGATGACAACGGCCCGTGCCGAGTTCTTGGCTATACCGAACTTCCTTGCGATCAACGAATATGGAAGTCCGCGTAACCTCATCTCGACCATGACCTGTCGCCGCTCTTCGATGTTGTCTTCTGTGCTATGTCTCGCAGCCATCATTCCTCCAATACCAGCTCGTGCCGCAGCTCGATCAGCTGGATTTCAAGGTTGAGTTTTTCCTTGAGCAGTCCACGCTTCTTGGTGAACGCCCTCTTGAGTTCGTCCTCGTAGCAGGAGTCACCCATATCAATCTCAAGAATACGATCAGACACACGATCCAAATCATGTTGGATCATGGCCAGTTTCTTCTTGAGTGTTGCGATAGTCCGATGATCTCGTTCCATGTCATGCCCTTTCCTTGGGGCGGTAGAAGTCGTGATCACCGCAGACTTCCTTCGCAGTCTTCGAATGAAACTCACACCACCAATGTCCATCGGGAGTCGCCAGTGCGTGAGCGCAGTTGCGGCAGTCAGGCTCCGGCCTGTCGTTGCCCCAACAGCTGGTGCGCTTGAAGCACCCCCGGCATCTCCAATCACTTTCGTCAGACGCAACCCTGGTGGCTTCGTTCTGAAGCACGACCTCGATCCGACGCTTCTGATCTGCGTGATAAAATTCGTCGAACTCGATCAGCTCGCTGTGATACTCGCTGTTGTTTTTGTTGTAGGCGATCAGCACAGACCTCTCGATCCCGCTGGCTCCCATCATCAGTTGAACCTGATCGAAGTAGGCGCGATGAGAATTGCGCACCCCCTTCTCTTGGAAGTCTTTGAACTTCGAGGCGCCCATCGACTTGATTTCAAGGATGGCAACGATCTCGTCATTCTCAACAATACGACCATCAGCGTGCATCTTGACGTGCCCGCCATACATGGTCCACTCGACCTGCCGTCCATCAACGCTCTCGTCGATCACGTCCACACCAGCATGGCGAAGATGCTTCAGCACGACGTCTTCGAGGATGTGGCCAAGTTCGAAGATACGCATGAGTTGAGCTTCAATCGGAGCTTCGGGGAACCCACGCAGAGACAACGCCAAATAAGCAGTGCAAGGATTTCCTACAATCGACGCGCCGAGGTATTTCCTCGGCGCATCTTTCCGTCCCGTAAAAGCTGCTTCGATGCGTTCGTGCAGCTTAAAACGGGATGTCGTCATCGAGATTGGTGTCCTTCGATGCAGGTGCTGGCTTCTGTGCTGGTGTGGTGCCTGGCTCAAGAGCCAAGTAATTCTTGACCGCAGAGCCGCTACGCTTGTTGCCGTCCTTGTCCGTGTATTCTTCTTCGACCACACGGATGCCAACGACCAGACCCTTGAGGGTTGCGATGTCGCCGGGGTTGTCGGGATTGCGGTGACCACCGTGAACCAGCAGCGCCTTCAGACGCTCGAGACCAATGCGGGTCGCATCGGAACTCTTCGGCACGTTCACGTTGATGAAGTCTGAGATCATGCCACCACCGTCAGCATCGGCGAGTGTGACACGGACGGCATTGCCGCCAGACTTGGTCGTCTTCAGCTCAGCGTCAACCACACGAGCCGTGTAACGGCCAGGCTTCAAACGCTCTGCACCAGAACCAACATCCACGTTGGCCAAGTTCAAATTGCGAAACGAGAAACTCATTTACCTTCTCCAGTCTTTGCGGCCTTTACCTTGGCCTCGTAATCGCTTTCAGGCATGTCCAACCGCTGGAACAGCTCGGAAATATCGGCTGTCTTTTCCACCGGCTTCAGACGCTTCTTCGGATCACGGGACTTCCCGTGCCATCCACGCACCTCGTCAGTCACGATGAAGCGCGTCACCACCGGAGACGTGCGGTCCCCGTCAGTCACTCGCACCCCACAGAACACATGATCGAAGATGCCGCCGACCTGCTTCTGGACGGCGTTGCCCTGAATGAAGGGCCAGTAGTCCTGATCACCATTGTCGTCCTTGGCTTCCTTGGCGAGAGCCGTGACGATGACGTGATAGGGGAGATCACGAACCCACTTGAGCGCACCCAACATCGAGGAGCCGTAGTCGCCCCACAACGCAAATGCGTTCTTGTTGTCCTCGTGAACCTTCTGCCAATGCTCGATGCACCGGTCAGCCAGCTCGGTCAGCGAGTCGATGAAGATGCACTCGTAACCAGCTTCGCGGAACTCCTTCGAGGCCATCATCTTCACGATGCCCTTGAACGAGTAGACACCTTTCTCGGGATCGTTCTCACCATCCCAGGATGAGAAAGGCAGGAAGTCGATGTTGGAGTCTGCGACAGACTTCAGCCCGCTCTCACCAGAGATGATGAACGTCTTGCCGTATGACCGCTGCATGTGAGCAGCCTGAGTGGTCTTACCCCAACCATGGAACGCATAGACCAGTGCCTTATGGCGGTGGGTCTCCTTGGCCGTAGCCGTGTTCATTGGCTTAAACATTAGGCGCCCTCCTCGGGAGCCTGTTCGTTCTGCGTGTTCTGCATCACGATGCGCAGCTGGTGAATGAGCGAGTCACGGGCAGTGCCCATGATCATCAGGTCACGCTGGATCGGGGCAGAACGACGGTCGATCTCTTCGAGCGCGTCGATGATCACAGCCGCTTGGGGATGCAAAGCATCAGTGGCGTATTCAACGCCATCAAGGAAAAATGTTTTAGACATCTGTCACCGTAAGTTTGGTTGTGCCCAGCTTTCTTGTGAGAGCGGGCAGAAGGACACGCCGCGTTTCTTCATTCAGCTTTGCGAAAGCTCGCTTGTCCACGAGCAGACGCTTCTTCACATAGTCGGGCAGCGCGTCCGACGAAGCGAAAATATTTTCAAGGATTTCTGTGTCCCAATCGAACCGCTCAGCAGTCTCGACAGTAATACGAACACCGTCAAAGACCTTTGACTGTTCTCCGAACTCTTGTGGAAACAACCCGAGCAATTCGTTCTCGATGCTGTCTCGTTCTGCTTTGAGTTTTTTTTGTTCGTATTCGATTTCCCGATAGCGTTTCGCCATCAGTGCAGTGGTTGATTTGGGGCTAACGTCTTGATCTTCCGACCAAATATCTGACATTGGTTATCTCCGTCTCGGTATCAGTAACCAAGATATAGCCGTCGAAGGACGACACTGCAAGAGGCTTGGAGTAGTTTTTTTACAACTTTCGATCTTGCAACAGAGCTGACGAATCACCACAATGAGACATCTCGACATACAGAAACTGATCCGCCACCTCGGTGGCCCCGCATTGGTAGCCAGGCGTATCGGCGTGTCGAGGACCGCTCCCTATCGTTGGGTGAAGAACGGTGCCATGACCATTGGCATGTTGGACAAACTATTGACGGAGTGGCCTGACCTTTCATTGGACCAATTTATTTGCGAGGACTTTGATGCAAACGGATACGACTACGGATACCCCCTCGAAGGTCGCAGCACTCCGCGATCAACTCTACGAAGCTGCATTAGAATATCTGGATAAAGGCTTCTCGGTTTTTCCGATCAGCATCGAGAGCAAGGTGCCACTCAATTCGTGGCGCGAGTATCAGGTGCGCCAGCCTACTTACGAAGAAGTCACGGACTGGTTCGAGAACGGCGCACCAACGCCATCAGGCGGACGTGTGAAGCTCTTCAACATTGGCCTTGCTACCGGCGCAGTCTCTGGCGTTGTCGTTGTCGATGCCGACAATCAAGCCGCCCTAGACTACTGCTCGGCCAATGGACTCGTAACAGGGTTCGCGGTTAAGACGACACGCGGGAAGCACTATTACTTCTCGCACCCAGGTGCAGGCTCCCGCTTCGGGAATAAGGTGGGCGCGAACGCTCTACACGATCCTGACTGGCCAACCGTCGACGGTCTCGATTTCCGTGGTGACGGTGGCTATGTCGTCCTGCCACCCTCAGTAAAACTCAACGCACAGAAGGTGGTCACTCACCAATACGATTGGGAATATGCCTACACGGATGACCTGAGTGAGGCGCCTGTGTGGACAGGCACGAAGCCCATGATGCGGGGGATCGACCCCGTGGTGGACAGCGGTAAGTCTCCGAGCGAAATCTTCTCAAGCCTGGACCTTACCCATGTCCGTGCCCAGTCAGAGGGAGACGCCCTCGGCGCACAACGCTTCGCCGAGCAGCGCGTCATCGAACATGGCGGGAAGCTCCCGAACGGCTCAGGTCGTGGCTCTCTCCTCACCCGCTTCATCGGTGAGTTGGTCGCCGCAGGATGCGACGACGCAGAGGTTGGCTCTCGGGTCTATGAGTTCATGGACCAGTTCTTCGAGAGCCGCCTCCATGATCGCGAATGGAAAGCGACCCTCCGTTCGATCCGCCATAAGGACGAGCGCGAACACGGCAAGCGGGAACGCAAGGAGGAGATGTTCCCGAAATCTGTTTCGGGAACATCGGAGGTGACAGAACCTGTCACCCCTCTCACACCATTCACGGACGACCAGCTCGAGTCGTTGATGCTGACGCTCCGTGATGAAGTCTATGCCGTCGACCCATTCCTCAAGCACCCATCCATCGTCCAGGTCTACGGCTACACCGGTCACGGCAAGTCGTGGCTCACCCTCTTGGTCCTCTGGCACCTGGCCCGTGGTCAGTCAGTCGGACCATTCACGATCAGCCGCCCGCACACGGTGGCCTACGTCGACTTCGAGAACGGACGCTCGACCATCGCTCACCGGATGCAGAAGTTCCTCTCGTCATTCGGCACAACCCATAAGCGCCTGAAGATCATCTCCCCCGCCCTCCAGCAGGAGGTCGCCGAGATGAACCTGAAGGAGCCAGCTGGCCTGACCAAGCTCCAGAAGTGGATCGAGGCGACGGCACCCGAAGTCGTCGTGATTGACACGGTGCGCTCAGCATACCCAGGGATGCAGGAGAACAGCGCGGAAGGGTGGGCGCCCATGAACCAGTTGGCCCTGAAGCTCCGCAACGCTGGCATCTCGGTGATCATCCTGCACCACGCCAACAAACCGCAGGACGCTCAGACTTCCTCCGGCATGGAAGCTGGCTCGACCAACCAGCTCTCGGTGATCGAGCAGCAGATCAGGATCGTCCAGCTCTACGAGGACGAAGCCAAAGCAGTCTCGAAGCGTGGCAAGTTCCTCGATCCAGTTCGCGCCAACATGGAAATCTACATGAAGCGCGAGGAACCAACCGACCGTCTGTTGGCCGCTTTCGAGTGGTCATACGGGAAGGTGCGCGAGCTGACGGACAATCACATGGACTCGCTGATCGCGTTCATGGAGCGCGAGGACGGTCGCCTGTATGTCGTCTCGAGTGAGTCACCACGCCAGAAAGCAGAGCGCATGAGCGCCGAAGGCAAGGGCGCAAGCGTCATCGCTCGTGACCTTCAGCTTCCAATTTATGCGGTGAAGAAGTGGACCGGGGAAGTTTAACCCCTCTCGGGCTTACGTTCCTTGAGAGAGCCAGCCCCCCGTCCCAACGGGGGGCGGACTGGCGGAAGCTCCGTCGCATCTCTCATAAGATTCTTTGAGGCGTCGCCCGAGAGGGGTTATTAGCACGGAAATTTTAAGATGTCAAATCGCACAACTAAAGATGCTCGCGAAACTCGAAACGCTTGGAACGCAATGGGGCGCAAGCTCTTTGCGAAACGTCGCGCCACTTACAACATGAAAGCTGTGAAGCGCGGCATCTCCTACAGAAAACAATACGAAGCATCAGGCTCGACACTTCCGTTCGAAGATTGGCTTCGTGATCAAAAGGTTCTCTAAGACGTCCGGCCCCCCTTTCGAGGGGGGCCTGTGAATAAAATGAAACACACACCTTGACGAAGCATCTTGACCTGTAGCAAAAAAGCTACACCGGCACTGCAACATCCTTACCGATACCGAGGGTCTTGTAATGCCGCGTCGCGTCCAAACATCTCCCGAGCAAATCGCTTGGCTCAAAGAAGCAAAGCGCAAGGGAACACCCTACGCCGCAATGGCTGACTTCATTGGCTGTTGCGAAGACACACTCAAGCGCATCTTGGTCCGCAACAACATCGCAACCTTTTCATCTGAAAAATATAACGCGATTTCTTTCACAGGACCGACCTGGCAGCGCCCCTGCAACCGCTGCAAATGCACCAAGCCCCGCCCCAAATTCCAATTCACCTGCGACTATTGCCACGCCCAAACAAACGTAGCGGCAGACTGGGCGGCCTTCGCATGACCCGTGGCATCCGCGCAAAGGGCGCAGTCTTCGAACGCGAAGTCGCCGCCTACTTCAACGACTCACTTGGCCTCGAAGCCCGTCGCACCTCCATCACCACCGGCTTCCTGTCCGGCGGCAACTGCGATCTCTCCGGCCTCCCAGACCTCAGCCCAGAGTGCAAGCGCGTCGAGCGCCTCGACTTCCGGGGCGCCATGTCCCAAGCCATTCGCAACGCCCGTGGCACCACGATGCCCGTGGTCCTCACCCGCCGCAATCGCGAACCCCTTCCCGACGGCCTCGCAGTCCTCCGCATCTCCGACTTCCAGAAGCTCTACCGCGCCTATCTACTTCAGGAAGGACTTCTAAAGCAGGACGACGCCCCACCCCTCGCCACATAAAGTCCAAGTCGGCGAGGTATTCATGGCAGACGCATCAGCAAACGCACAGCAAGCGTTCCAGCTTCTTGTTCAGATGGGCTATCAGCCCCATCACGCAGCTGGAATCGTTGGCAATCTCATGCAGGAGTCGACCAACGCAGTCGACCCTACATCCTTGGGCGACAAAGGCCGCGCTTTCGGCATCGCCCAGTGGCGTGACTCGCGCCGCCAAGACCTCCATCGCTTCGCCGCCAAGGGCGGCATGAACCCCAACTCCCTCGAGACCCAAGTCCGTTTCCTCGACAACGAACTGCGCACCACCGAGCGACCCACCCTCGACGCCATCAACCGCTCGTCCACCCCCGAAGAAGCCGCCTCCGCCTTCCTCGGCTTCGAGCGTCCCACCGGTTACTCACAGCGCAACCCCCAACTTGCCGCTGGCTACAACGCCCGCCTCAGCAACGCCGCCAACTTCTACGGCCAGATGCAGCAAGGCCCCAACCAACCACCCGAGTCCCAGTCGGTCTCCTCGACCGCCCCGATGGACCAGTCCCAGTTCTCCCAGACCCAGCCGCGCCCTCAATCCTTTGGCCAACTCACGGTCAACCCGATCACCGGCGACCCCATGCAAAACCCCTACCCCTACACGAACGGGAGCTGACCATGGGTTTCTCCAGCTATTTCGCAGACCCCAACACAGCCAACTCCGAAACAGGCCAAGCCCTCCAGCGCTTCCTGAACGACAACCCTTACGGCGTCCGCATCGGCAACGGCTATCGCACCCCCGATCACCAAGCCTCGATCATCCAGAACAAACTCAAGTCCACACTTGGCCCCGAGGCCGCCAACCGTTGGGCCGCAGACGTCCAGTCCATGGGACCAGAAGCCGCTGGCACCCAGTGGGAACCCCAGCTCCGCGCCTCCGGCATCTCCAAGTGGGTCGCCCTTCCAGGCCGCTCCAACCACCAGAAGGACGGTGGCGCCTTCGACCTCGAATACACGAACGACGACGCCAAGAAGTGGGCACACGAGAACGCCGCCCGTTACGGCTTCAAGTTCCCCATGGCCCACGAACCTTGGCACCTCGAGCCAATCGCTGGCGGCACGGTCGTCAACACCGCCGACACCAAAACCTCTGCGCCCCCCTCTCAGGGCGACACAGTCGCCTCCAAGGACAACAAGTCTGGCGACCCCTCCACGCCATCAATCAATCCCATCACGGGCGACACAACTTACGCCGCCCCCTCGAAGGGGGGCGGCTCACCTCCCCCAAATCAAGCCGCCTTCAACATCTTCGGAGACCCACTCCCGCAGACCCAGCGCGATATGATTTACGGCACCAACACTTACGGCACCAACACCTACGGCACGAACTTCAACGGCTCAGCCTCCACCAGTTCTCCCGGTATCGCGTCACTTCTCCTTGGAGGCTTCAATGTCTGACTCCCCCGACACCCACATCTCCATCACCGAACTCACACGCCTCCTGGACGAAGCCGCCGAAAAAGGCGCACGCCGCGCCCTCGAGTCTGTCGGTCTCCACGACGAAGCCGCAGGCAACGACATCCGCGATCTCCGCACCCTGATCGACGGTTGGCGCACCGCCAAGAAGTCCGCCCTCGAGACCTTCGTCAAATGGGTCACAGTCGGCGTCCTCGGCTTCATCGCCGCCGGTGCTTGGTTCACCCACCGGTAATCCCCATGGACCCCATCACAATCCTCGCCTCGATCAAGGCGGCACACGCCACCGTCAAGACCGCAGTCACTCTAGGCAAGGACATCATCGCCCTCACCAAAGAAATCTCCGACATCATGAACGGTGTCGCAGACCTCTCACGCCTCGAACACGAACAACCCCGTGGCTGGTCCAAGAAGAAATCAGCCGAACAACTCGCCCTCGAAGCCTTCGCCGCCCGCAAAGAAGCCGAGCGCCTCCAATACGAAGTGCGTGGCTTCATCGTCTCGAACTACGGCCTGCCCGCCTGGGACTCCATCCAGGCCGACATCATCCGCATCCGCAAAGAACAAGCAGAAGCACGCCGCATCAAGCTCATCCGCCGCGCCGAACAAGTCGAACTCGGCCTCGCCGTCACCTTCATCCTCATCGCCATCTCCATCATTGGCTGGGTGATCTCCCTCCTCTTCTTCCAGCAACCCCACCACTCCTATCAGTGAGACCCACCATGGCTTTCGGTATCGACGACGCAGTCGCAGCTGGCCTCAAGGTCATCGACAAATTCATCCCTGACCCCAACGCAAAGATCGCCGCAGAAGAACATCTCCGCTCAGACCTCGCCGCCTGGGACAAACAACAGACCGACGTCAACGCCGCCGAAGCATCCAACGCCTCGGTCTTCACCTCCGGCTGGCGCCCCGCAATCGGTTGGTCCTGCGCCTATGCCTTCTGCTTCATCTACGCAATCGCACCCACCATCTCGTGGATTGCTGGCTTCTGGGGCAAGACCGTCCCTCTCCCGCCCTTCAACTCTGCCGACGTCATGAACATGATCTACGGCATGTTGGGCATGGCTGGCCTCCGCACCTTCGAGAAATACAAAGGCATTACCAAATGATCGACTTCAATCACTTCAAGGGTGAAGGCCGCAAGCTCTCCAACTCCGACATCTCCTCTGCCGCCTCTCTCCTCTCCATCGAACCCGCAGCCCTTGCCGCAGTCATCTCCGTCGAAACCGGCGGCTCTGGCTTCGACAAACTTGGCCGCCCCCGCATCCTCTTCGAACCCCACATCTTCTACCGCCAGCTCGCCAAAGACCCATACCTCCAGCACGTCGCCTCAGACCTCGAACTCGCCTACCCCAAATGGGGCACGCTCCCCTACCCCAAGACCTCCGACGCCAACTACGAGCGCCTCGAACACGCCATGGAACTCAACCCAGAAGCCGCCCTGCGCTCCTGCTCGTGGGGCCTTGGCCAGATCATGGGCTTTAACTTCTCCCTCTGCGGCGCACCCACCATCGAGTCATTCGTCCTCGACGCCATGGACTCCGAACACGAACAACTCATCCAGATGTGCCACTTCATCATGGCCTCCCGCCTCGACGACGAACTCCAACGCCAGGACTGGGCAGGCTTTGCCCGTGGCTACAACGGCCCAGCCTTCGCCACCAATCGCTACGACACCAAACTCTCTGAAGCCTACACCGCCAACAAGCAAAGGTTCGCCTGATGAAGAAGCCCGTCACCGTCAAGCCAAAGCCCCTCCCCTCCAAGGCCATTGGCTCTCGCATCCCCACACCCAAGGAAGCGCCGGTCCCAATCAAGACGTCGCCCAAGTCTAAATGAAAGCGTGCCGTCATTGCACGGAAGTAAAACCTCTCTCAGACTTCCAGCCTTACCGACGCAAATACGCACCAGGTAAGGTCTACCACCAGTCCTACTGCAATACCTGCCGCCCAGTCAGACTCCGAGCCTGGCGTTCACAGACTCGACACATTCCCAAGCCCCGCACCGTAACCATGAGGGACTGCCTCAAAGACATCCTCCGCAAAGCCGCCTTACGCCGAGACTGCACCGTCACCCTCGACGATCTCCTCTCCCTCTACGCATCCCAGTCGGGCCTCTGCGCCCTCACTGGTTGGCCCATGACCTTCATCCGCAACGCAGGTCGCGTGCCAACCAACGCCTCCCTCGACCGCATCGACTCGTCGCTTGGCTACCACCTCTCGAACGTCCAGCTCGTTTGCCGAGCTGCCAACAGCGCCAAGTCCGACTCCACCAACTCCGACTTCATTGCCCTTTGCGTCGCCATCGCCGCCTTTCAGGAACTCACCAAATGATCCAGCCATGCTTTGCCAACATGATCCCCAACGTCTTCTCCCCCTCCGAGTGCGAGATGATTCTGCTCAGCCACATGCCACCCCTCGAGCGCTCCCAAACCGTCGAGCCTGACGGCACCCTGCACACCGACTACGGTCGCAACTGCTACGACGGTTGGCTCTATGAGAACGACGCCACCCGTTGGCTCTTCAATCGCCTGTGGGCAGAAGGCATCGCAGCCAACGCCAACTACGAGTTCGAGATCACATCCCTCAAGGCCATCCAAATCCTGCGCTACCGCCCAGGCCAGTGGTTCCTGCCACACTTCGACAACAACGGACCACCCGTCCGCTCTCGCAAGCTGACGCTCGTCGTCCAACTCTCCGATCCGAAATCCTATTGGGGCGGTGGCCTCACCGTCTTCGGCACACCTGGCTCCCGCTACCGCACCAAAGCCCGTGGCTCCGGCATCATCTTCCCCTCACACGCCCTGCACATGGCATCGCCGGTCCTTTATGGCACCCGCTACGCCCTCGTCGCATGGTTCGAAGGGCCACCCCTGCGCTAAAAAACCTGCCACTTTTCCTGCCAGCAGGTCTTTCCCCAACGTCTTCAGTTGTCTGCGCCATCATCCTCAGACGTCTTGGCTGACGTCGTTAGTTGGGAAATCGCCCCAATTCCGTCCTTGTTGTAGACAGCACTGCCCCCAATTTATACCAAAGTTACAGCGGTTTATCCCAGTTTACTAAGGGCCACCTGCCACCAAACCTGCCAGCGTTGTTCGCGTGTTGTTCAGGCACAAAAAAAAGGCCCGCTCGAAAGCGGGCCAGTCATCAAACAAGGAGGAAACGATAGCCTTCAGTTGAGGGAGGGGCCGGTCAACTAAAGACGTATCCACAATACTCTAAAGACGTAGGCTGTCAACGTCCTCTCTGAAATCTTCCACGATCAGGTGCGCATAAATCTGTGTCATCTCTAGCGTGGCATGACCCAACAACTCGGCAATACGATCCAACTCCATCCGCTTCTCGCGCCGCAACATGCTGGCAAACGTGTGCCTCAGATCATGCGGATGGAAATCCACCAGCCCACACTTCTCGACCACCCGCTTCCACCCAATCGGATGCGTCGCTTGCTTGGTCCCCTTCCTCCTCCTCCACGCCTTCCCGCTCGGACCCTTAAACACCACATCGTCCTTGGCTCCCACGATCCTGAACTTGAGCATCGCCCTCGCCGCCTCCAACGCCGGTTCATTCAGCGGCACAGTCCGCTTCTTGGTCCTGCCATCCCTGCCCTTGAAGCTCTGGAACGTGACCTGCCTCCGCTCGAAATCAATCTCGTCCCACCTCAGCGCAATGATCTCGCCCCGTCGCCCACCCGTGAACGCCATGAATTGGCACAGCGCCCACAGCGCCTCGCTCTCCCGTCGACATTCGTCGAGGAACACCTTCAGCTCGGCCCTCTCCAAGAACCTCAGACGCTTGCTCTCGATCCGCTCCGTATGAATGAGCGGCACACTGCTCAGCATCCCGATCCTCGCACCATACCGGCACGCCGCCCTCAGTAGCGTCAGACCCTTGATCCTGCTGAACCGATTGGTCTCGTCATACTCCTTGTCCGCCCACGCATTGACGCGCCTCGCATCGAGCGCCGTCAGCTTGACGTCGCCCATGCCCCGCTCGATCCGGTCCAGCGCCTTCAACGTGTCATAAGTATAAGGCCGCTTGCGCGGCCTGTTCCGATACGCCCCAATCACATCCCTCAGAGTCTGTCCCGCCTTCCCAGGACTCACCCCTACCTCACCATCTCTCAGCCACTTGACCCTCTGCTCCTCAGCCTCAAGCCTGTTCTTGGTCTTGGTGCTTCGCCTGATGCGCTCACCGTTCACCCACCCATGGCAATGCCAGACACCACCCTTCTCAATCAGCTCCAGAAAATTCTCCGTCATCCTTGCCACTCCACTTCTCGCCACCCTCGAACCAAGTCTTCTCGATCTTGGCCAACCTCAAATACTCATCGGCACTCATCGCCTTAAACGTCGCAAGCGCCTTCGCCACGATCTCACTGCGCGTCCTCACCCCCAGCTTCTTGGCGATGCTCCGCACATAGACCTTGGCTGTCGTCTCCTGCACATGAAACCTCTCGGCAATCTCCCTGTTGCCTATGCCATTCAGTATGCACTGCATGGCCCCGTGCATCCGTGGCGTCATCCTCGCGAACGACGCCACCACGTCACGGTCCAGCTTCTCAGTTCCCATTTCCCGTAAGATCATCCTCATCTGCGCCTCGAGCGTCGCCACCCGCTGCTCCAGACTCTCGTGATCTGTCATCTAACTCTCCAGTTTGTGCCGCTCGTGGCTGTCATTCAGCACCAGCAGCGCTGCCGTATAGATCAGGTTGGCCTGCGGATGGCTGTTCATTGCCTCGTAGGTTGGCCCAAATTTCCCGTGCGCCCTATCCGTCAACACAGTTCCGTTCAACGAAAGTTGGTAGCCGTCCACACTCTTATGAATGACCACACCCTCGTTGGCTTCATGCGATCTGACGAACGGACCAGGCAACGCATAGAACCCACGCCCCTCCTTCATCGCTTGCCAGTCCACGCTAGTCACCTTGCGCTTCCAGCTTCGCATCGTGGCCTTGGCTGGCGGCTTATCAGCTGGCTTCGCAATGTCCTCCAGCATCCTGTCGAGTTCCTCGTCGGTGATCTCTCCCCTCGTTGGCTTGCCAGTGGGTCTGCCACGCAGACCCCTAGCCACCATCGTCTCATTCAAAAGACTTGCCAGTTCCCTCAGACTCTCGTCTTCCATCTTGGGGATCACCCCCTTGATCACCTCAAGCGCCATGCTCATGGCTCGTTCTCCTTCAGTGCGGCAACCAAGTCGGATGACGACGGGGCAATGCCATGCTTCTGACAGATACGATGGTAAGCCAACAGGTATTGTGCATCCTGTTTAGCGTTGCTCAGCAACCGCTTAATCTCGTAAGCGGCTTCGCCACAAAGTGCTTCAGCACCTTCCGCACCAAACGTCGCGCAGTCCTCCAGCCGTTCAACAATGTCCCGTTCTACAATGTCGGTCATCACTCACCTCCCCTTCAAAACAATCTCCGCATAGCTCTGCGGGTCTAACTCTTCCTCGCAATCGACGATCCGTTCCAGTGCCTTCCGCAATCGTTTGATCTCGTCGATGGCTTTCTTCGTATCGCCAATACTTGCAGATAAACCAAGCGCAAGATCGCGCTCCAACCTTTCAACAATGTCAGTCATCACTCTTTCTCCCCTAGTGTTCGGTCAACAACGGCTAATGTTTTATCACTCATATAATGCCAATCACCCCCTGCCACATATGAACCAACTTCTTCCAACGCCTCCCGCAACCGTTCAATCTCGTCAGCGGCTTCGTTAAGTTCTTTTTGATCTATCATCCATTCCAAATTCCGCAACCGTTCAACAATGTCCATCACTCTTTCTCCTGCTTCTTCGCCACAATTCCGCGCAATTTTTCTACATACCACCCCCAATTTAAAGATGAGCGGGGCTTCAATTCGTCAATCTTATCAGCAAGAAATAACTCGTTTCCGTCCATCAGCCGTTTGTTCATTGCCATACTTGCGATGACCTCCCAATCTACCTGATCTTTTCTTGCCTGTTCTACAGATAGGGCCATGCCATCTGTGATCCCTTTAAGAACCCAACCAAGCAAGTCTGGGTTCTCCTTGAGTGCATCGCACACAAACAGGTAAATACGCGCCCCTTTGTCCTCGTCCATCACTTCACCCCTTCCACAATATTCAGATACCCCGTCTTGTTCGGATGCACCGCATCATTGCTGTTGGTGATCACGACCACCCTGTCCCCGAACATCTCAGCCACTTCGGCGATGATGTTCTGCAACTCCACAGCGTCACGCCCAATCGTGGGGTGCGAATAGATTGGCTCGATCCAGAACACACGACCTGCAATGACGCGCTTGCGCATCTTCACCAGCTCGTCCTTGGTCCTCATCTGCCTGTAATCATTGGTTCCCAGACTAATGATCGCAGTCTGTGCCATCTCGAAGTCACCCTTGTAGGTGACGTTGAACATCCCCGAACTGATGCCACCCTTCGCAACCACTTGGCACTCAGGCTTATGCTGTGCCAACCCAACCGCAATGCTGTCACCCAAAATCAAACACTCAATCATGTCGCATCTCCAATCCCGTAAGTGTCATAAGCAACGCCAGCCTCACCAAACATAAACTTGGCCATCTCAAAGTGTTCACGCCACGCCTCCGGCGTCTCATCATGCTGTGCCGCAACCACCCGCTTCAGCCCGCTCTGGATGATGGCCGCCGCACAATTCGCACAGGGAAACAGCGGCACCACATAGATCGCGAAGCCCCGCACATCCCCCGTCGAAAGGATCGCGTTCATCTCCGCATGAACCGTCTTCAGTAGCTTCAGCTCCCTCGCCCCGTAGGTATCATCCACGCCCCTCGGGTAGCCGTTGTAGCCCACGCCAGCCACCGTCCTGTCGGGCCTGACAATCACAGCCCCCACCTTGTGCCCAGGGTCTTTGCTCCATGACCCCACGACATTGGCCATCCTCAGAAACCTGCGGTCCCACTTCACTCCAAATCTCAAGTCAGTCATCACTACGCACTCCACCATCAAGCACAGTCTTCCACTTGGAAGCTGCCCTCTCTTCCAATCGTTTGCGCCACTCGACATTCTCCAACGCAAACATCATCCCGACACAGGTCACGATGTTCTTGTTGTGAAAGCTGTGGTCCAATGCCTTCACCTCGATACGACCATCGTGCCTCAGCACAAGCGCCGCATCACCAGTGTTCAACCAAACGTCTGCTTCAATCATTACGGGCGTCCTTTCTCTCTCCACTCTCGTGCAAGGTGGATAAGCACGATCAGCGTCAAGCCGGTGCCTGCTACAAGGCCGGTCACGAACGCTCCGAATTGCGATGGTTCCATCATCATTCTCCTATTCGTTTAGGTTTAATCATCTCACTTCAAAATAAAAGCCCGCCACTCTCGGGTGGCGGGCAAGTCTACTCGCTCATCTCAATTCAATCACTGCCTTGAGTTGGCCGCTCTCATCAATCCTCAGTTCAGCCCCTGTCTTGTCGCTCCATTCATTAAGCCACTTGATGCGCTTCAACACCTGTGCCTTGCCAGCCACGGTGTCCCGTGGTGGCTTCTTGTTCTTGGTCAGTTTCACCCTAGTCTCTCCGCATACTTGCTCCATCTCCGCATCCCCATAAATGTGACATTGCCATGTTGATAGAATCAATAGGTGCGTTTACGCACCTGCTGCACCTGATTTGCAATGCTCGTTACTGCATCGCGATCCTTCATTGGGACGCCTTGCTTTTTGCATTGTTGCCACACAAGAAATCTGAGAGCGGCTGACCCCTTGATCCAAGTCAGCCACTCCCTCGGCACCCGATAACTCTTCCTGATCTCAGGCCGCACTGGCCACCTTGGCGTTGTCCGCATTGAAGCGTTCGCCCAACAGCATCTTCGAGATGTTGTCGATCACTCTCCCGCTCAGTGAGTTCAGGTCCATGACCACCTCATGCTTCGTGTAGAAGTGACGTGGCGCATCCGTCATGATGCCGATGCCGATCAGGTTCACGCCATCCGCCTCGATCATGCTGACCACCTTCTTGAGTTGGCGGTTCAGGATCGTGTGTGTCCCACCATAAGTCTCACAGCATGGCGAGCCATCGCTCAGGACCATCATGATCTTGCGCTGTTCGTGGCGCTTCTTGAGCCTCGGATAGACCGCAAGCAGGGAGTCTGCGTCGTTGTTCTCCATCAGCCACATGTCATCCATGTTGCCAATCGCACGCTTGGCCTCACGCAGTGGCTCATCAAAGCGCTTGAACTCGTAGATATGCACACGGTCCAGCGCCCCATAGAGGGTGGCACTGCTCTCGCCCATCCTCATGTGGTCCCTGATCATCTTCTTCTCGACCTCGTCCTTGGCCGTGCGCAGACTCGTGAAGCCCACGATCTCATAGGTAACACCGGTTCCCTCGAGCGCAGAACTCAGGGCCACCGCTGTCTTGCGGGCCAGCGTGATCTTCTCGCCGCCCATACTTCCCGAGCAGTCGACGACGATCTGCACAGCCGTATCAATGTCGTCACCCGAACGACGCCGCATGTAGACGTCCTCGGCACCACGCAACGCTGGCACAATGCGCCGTGCATCGAAGCGCCCAGACTTGTAGCCAGCGTCCCAGACCCGATCACGCTTGGCCATCAGTGCCCGCCGCAACTTGGTTCGCATCGTCGCCACGTTGCCACGCAACGCATCCATGTCATACTGGTAGGTGGTGTCACCGCTAAGCTGGTTCATCACCTTGGCCTGACTGACGTCGACCTTGCGGTCCCAGTCGTGACGACGTGCCTCGAACATCATCATCGGCGGGCTAGTCCTGTGATGGAACATTGGCTCGCCCACCACATTGCGGTAACCGGTAGCCGCAGGACCAACCACAACCTCGCTCGCTAGACCCGACGACTTGACCTTGATGTCCTTCCACTTGTCGCCAGTCGCCTTGACCTTGGTCTCCGCCTCAGTGGCCGTCGCGGCGTCGCGATCCTCGCGCTCCGCCTTGACGGCCTCGGCATCCTCCTTGGCCTCACCGCCACCGGCAGTGCCCAGATCACCGTCGTCGCCGTCGCTGTCGCCCTTGTCGTCGCTCTCGTCGCCGTCGTCAGACTTGACGCTCTCCTTGATCTTGTCCCAGTCCTCGACGATCTCGCTGACCAAGTCGATGACCTGGCGTGTGCCTTCACGTCCATCCTTCATGGTGGCGATGCGATCACACAACTGAGACGCCAGCTTCCTGACACTTGGCGTCATCATGTCGAGCATCTGGTTGTGCAGGTCTACGTTGATACCCATGCGCTTGCGGCCCTCCCATGTCGTGACCACGGGTAACCACTCCTCCTCGGACGCAAAGTCAGCCTTGTCCTCGACATGCTTCATCGCCTTGAAGGTGCGCTCGTTCACAGCACGGCTCACGTCCTCGAAGTTGGCTCGTGTGCCCGCCCAGTTCCGCATCATCTGTGGCTCGATGCGCATGTCCTCACAGGCATTGACCAGCTCGTGAAAGAACGGATTGCCAGCCGAACGCTTCTCGTGTCCGCCGTAGGCATCCATGTCCGTGTATAGGATGTGCGCCGCCTCGTGATCGACGAAGCCAGCCAAGACCCCCTGCTGTTCGGGGGTCATCTTCTCGAGGCTGTCACCTGCGGGCAGCACGATCTTGCTCCCGTCAGTGTAGGCGCCGTCGCCCTTGAACACGACCTCGACCTTGGTCCCTGTCTTGCTCAGCTGTTCTGCCATTGCCCGAGTCGCAGACTCGAACTCGGAACGGGTTGTCTCGCGTCTAATCATATTGGTTCTCCTCAATTCATGGTGTCGTGGATGTGGGTGAAGGGCATGGCTTCTTCGAAGCCGCCCTCAGCGACGGCCTCCTTGGCGATCTTGACTGCGAGATCGACGCAGTCATCGTGACCATTGAGCAACGATTGCGTCACGCCATAGATGATCATCGCCGACATCATGGCACAGCCATCCACGTCTGCTTGGTTCGCAATGGACCTGATCAATGGGGCCAGTGAGTTCATGATCTTGAGCGCACGGATGCGCTCAGGGTCGTCAGCTTCAATCGCGATGTTTACCATTTCCGTTTGCATGTAATGTTCTCCTGTTGAAATTGGTTGTTACGATACTGCGAAGATGCGCTGGACAATCTCAGCCACGACGGCTCGGTCAGCACTCGAGCAACGTGCCAGCACAGCCGCCTCGACGCTCATCTTGAGCGCCTCCTTCTCATCGCCAAGCCGCACAGTCAGACGCTGGTAACGTGTGCAAGCGGCCAGCACTTCACGAGGCGAGACCACCTCGAGGATGCGCCCCTTCTTGAAGGCTTCACGAACCTCGTTGGCGAGGCGCACCCACTTATCGGCGATGTCTTTGGCGACGTTGGTCTTGGCGATGATCAGTTCACGTTCCTGCTCAGCCTTCAGGTAGTCATGCTCGATGAACACGGTGAAGCGAGAGCGAGTCGCCGCACTCTGAGTGCGAACCGCAGGGTAAATTCCATACTCGTCGCCGTTGCCCCTCGAGTTACATGCCGCAACCATGCGGAACATGGGGTGAGGCGCAACGAACCGACCGCCATCTTCGAGGAGGAGCAAGCCCTTCATCTCGAGCATACGGTTGAGGACATAGGCCGTCTCGCTACGGGTCACATCGAACTCGTCGCACAGCAGGAGGCATCCCTCCTCGAGCGCTGTGACCAGCGCACCAGGAGTGAACGTGGTCTCGCCATCCTTGAAGTCTGTCTTGCCGATCAACTCGAAGCGCGAGATGTCCGAGTCACCGTTGACTCGCATGAGGGGCCAGCCCAATCGAGCCGCGATCTGCTCGACGAACGTGGTCTTACCCGAACCAGTGTGGCCGTAGACCCATGTGTTATCGCCAGCCACAAGCGCATCGAGTGCAAGGGCAAGGTTCTTCTTCTCGAACACATAGTCCGTGTCGACGCTTGGCACCAAAGGATGCGGGCCATCCCACTCGAACATGGGCACATCGAAGTCGAAGCGCTCAGCCATCTTGCCCTTGATGTTGAATACATCCTTGGCCTTGGCGATGCCCAGCTTGCCAGTCGGGAAGCCGACCGTCTCATCGCCACGCTTGATCTCACCGACCACCATTGGTGTGGCAGCTGCACTAGCGGCAGCCTTGCGAGCCGCCATCAGGTCGGCGTGAAGGGTGACGTTCTCGTTGGCGAGCGCAGTTGCTCGAGCCTCGAGAGACTTGACGTCGTCGAACGTGGTGACCGTGCCACCCGTTGCCATGGCGAGCATCGGCTCGACCATCTTGATCATGGCGGTGGGGTCGAAGGCGGGGGCGACAGAGGTGGTGCTGATGGTGGTCATGGAAATCTCCTTGTGCTTTGTGAAATGTTTGATGGCCTCCACGACAACGTCGCGGATATGGCCCGTGAGTGGTGCGAAAGTGCGGTCGTAAACGTCTGGCTCGTCATAGCCACGGCACTCGATGAGTGAACGAGCATCGGTGAAGTCACTCGTCGTGTGAACTTCGCCGTCAAGAAGACCGTGGTTGCGCAGGTATTCGATGATGCCGTGAGTCAGCAGAATTTTCTGCTCGATAGTCATGTCATTCGAGCGACCGTAGATAAACACTCGGTCGTGGGCGTCTATGACTCTGTCGATGGGGGTCAATGCCATTGGCGTCTCCGTAACAGTTGCGATAGGTGTGAGTGGCTTGGCTTCGAGGTGGGTCCAGAGCCATGCCTCAGTGTCAGGTTGGTTGAAGTCCGTGTGCCACCCGAAGCGGTAGCCCGTCTTGGTTGAGGTGTCTGTGACGCCAACTTTAGACGGTTCAAGGATGGCTTGCAAGACGTCGAACACCGATGTTCCCACCTTGCCGCCGCTCAGGTGGTGAGCGATCAGCCCTTCCCTTACGGGAAGCGGGGTCTGCAACAGGATAGACGACAGCCACGGCCTAACGCTGAGTTGGCCTGGGCCTGTGCCGCAGATCGGGGAGTGGGTGACAACTTTTGACACGTCATAATGTGGCGACGCCAGAAGTTCGGACTTGATCATGTCGCCAATGATCGAGTCGACGCTTCGCCGTCGTGTCTTGAATGGTTCTTTGCGAGCAACGGAAAGTCGCTCGGAGATTTCGTCGTTAGTCAGCATCGGTTGATCCTCCAAAAGAAAAGGGGCCGCCGATTGGCAGCCCCAATATTCCCCTCATCCCCAACTTCGTTGGGGACACACATACACTTAATAGACGAGGGACAGGTTGATCTGCTCTTCGACTTGGTCCTCACGGTCTGCGTAGTGCTTGGCAATGTCGAGAGTCGTCTCGACTTCAGGTGGGATGTGAGTCTTGGCCCACTTGTGAGTTCGACTCACGATGTCGAGGTCATCGTAATGACCCATGTTGTATGAGCCGCAGTAGTCCTGATCGTCCTTGGCCCTTGTTGCGAAGAACATGGCGTCGATCTCAGCGTCGAAGTCTCCCATCAGGTTCTCGTAATAGGAGATGGGCGGTGCGAACTTGGTCTCGAAGCGGAGAGCCACATAGTTCGGGTTGACCAGCTCGTAGCTGTTGATGCGTTGGCCCGACAGTCTTTGGTCGATGCCGACGTCGTGGCTGACTCCCCAGTTGCCGATCTTCCAAGAGGCATCACGTTCTTCGGGAACATGCTTGGGCCGAGGGTAAAGCCCGCCGAATAGCGAGCCATCCTTGAAGTCCTTCACGATTTTCGCAATGAACTTGGGGTCGGAGTGTTTGATGGTAACGAAGTTGTCGCAAATATCTTGCATCGCAATGTCTCCTAATGCGTTAGTGGGCAGTGGTTTCTTCGTCGAGTTCTTCTTCGCAGGTCAGGCTCAGGACCAGCATGGTTTTCTCGTAAGACGAGATAGCCAGTGGCTTAAGGGCATCCATCAGTCCTGGAACATGAGCCTCGTCCTCAACGCCTGTCGTGCCGCACATCATCCCGATCATGCTGCCAAGGGCAGAGGTGCTGACCTTCAACACGTCGGCGTCTCTGTAGCCACGCTCTTTCCAGATTGGTGCCATCTGTTCGAGTGATTTCTGAATGAGGCGTGCAAACTCGTGAGAGGCGTCACGCAATTCGTCGGCAGTCTTGATGGTGTGGTTCATTTGGCTTCTCCTTGTGTTGGCCAGTAGTAGGGGAGTGACGGGTCGACGTATGGAAACAGCGGCCCGTAGTGGTCTGGGTCTTTGCGAACCAGATTGGCTTGGTGGGAGACGTGAAGGCGAAGGTCTCCGACCCACGACGGCAAGTCGTCGTCGTGCAATCCGTGAATGGCGAGCATCGTGTGGCTGTTGTAGCCACGGTCCCACCACGCTCTAACGCAACAGTTGTGATACGCTTGGAGCGAACCGAGGTGGCCTTCCCACATGAGAACCGCAGGGTGGCTTTGCCACCCTGCTTTCATGCCAAGACGTTTGCGTGCCAGGGCACGCATGATCTGGCGACACTCGGTGATTTGCTTGTTGAGACGCTTGTTGTCGAGGCAGTTGGCACTCGTCGCGAAGGTCACATAGGGCATGAAGGTTTGCATTATTCGTGACCCTTCGGGACAGTGTAGCCAGTGATGGTGGCTGGCTCGTCGCTTGTAATCACGAGGTGGATTGTCGTTGACTCCGAGTTGCGGTCGATCAACACGTTGAGGATCAACGTGAGAACCCAGAAGCTGGCTTGAGGCCATGCGTCGTCGAGGACAGCAACGCAGGTCATAATTGTGCTGGAAACGTAAGCGGCAATAGAGATGGCTCGAAGAGCCGTGATGTCGTTGAACATGGAAATATCCTTTCGTGTAACAGAAAAAGCCCCGCCGTTGATCGGCGAGGCACAGTTATTCCCTTCAGTCCCCTTCGGGGACTAACGAGTAAAGGCGATATAGATGAGGGTCATCAGAACGGCTGTCGTGAAAGCCGTGACCTTGATGAGAGGCCACACGTCGTCGTCGTGGATCATGTCGTGGACCTCAAAACGCGATGAAGAACACGGCAAAGATCATGGTCATGAAACAGCTGAAGGCAATGCCTTCGGCAATGGTCTGCAAAGTCTCGCTCATGATTAGGCTCCTGTAATGGGACGTGGAAACGAAAAAAAGGGCCACCCCGAAGGGTGGCCCTATGCGATTAGGCTGCGCTTGGCAAGTAGTGGAGGCACATCGCCAGTCGTTCTTCAGCGTGTTTTAGACGTCGACGTATGTCAGCGACACGCTTGAAGTCTTTCTGGCGAAGCCAGAAGTTGCGATCTGAGCGGAGAGTGCGAACGACCTCCTGAAGGAGGTCGACGCGATTGGTGAGTTCTTCGCGATTGCTCATGACACACCTCACTTGCCAGTCAGGATTGCGAGGATTTTGCGAGCATCAGCTTCGCTGATACCGAACTGCTTGCTGAAGCCAAGGGCTTCGGTCGCTTCGGCCTTAGCCTTCGGCTTGACCGTCTTGGTCAGTCGCTTTGCGACTGGCTTGGCTTCGGGCTTGGCAGGAACCTTCTCAGCCTTCGGCTGAATGTCAGCCAGCTTTGCGTATCGGGCCAATGTGACCTTGCGGTCGGAGACCGAAACACGATTGGCAGCGATGGGATCGACGGCGACGTAGTCGCCCTTCACTTTGACGCAGAAGCCACCTTCGGTGCAGATGGCCAAAGGACGAGCAACGGTGGAACCGTCTTTGCGCTTCACAACGTTGCCTTCAGCAACGAGAACGGGGTGAATCGTATTCAGCATGATCGTAATCCTTTCGGGGTTGGTTGAGACCGAATTGGCCTCGCTTCTATTCCCCTCAGTCCCTTCGGGACATTCGCAATGTCTGTGGGAGAGAGGGTTTCGAGGCATCGGACTGGCCGATTTGCCTCCCCTTTATTCCCTTCAGTCCCTTTCAGGGACGACGTGTAAAAAAATCCAACGCTAAAGTGCCGATGGTAGAAAACGGAGTTTTTGTGATGGCCACGAGGTCTGTCGAGCTTTCAGCTGACGAAGTGCGCAGACTCAGGCGCAAGGTCTTGCATCGCGCTCATGCCGCGATTGATGCGTTGGGTGACATTGCCGAAGGCAAAATCGACCCAAATCGCAAGGACACGATGGCAAGAGTCGCTGCATCGAGAGTTTTACTCTCAAAAGTTTTGCCTGAAATCTCAGCGTCTTACGCTGAACAACACGTTCACCACCACCATGATCTCTCGAAGATGAGCAAAGCTCAGCTTCGAGAACTAATCGGCGATGCTATTCCTCCGAAGGATAGCACTGCCAGCCCTAAGCATCTGGAATTGCAAGCAATTCCTGATGCTTTCCCTTCGGACCTGCCAGCAGACCTGCCAGCATCCGAGCCAGACCTCGCCCACGACCCGCTCGACGCGCAGGCATAGGGGGGGGCGGTAGGGGTCGGGCCGCCGTTGGAGTCCCAGCCGTTCGCCATCCCCACTGCCCGCGCTGTTTTTAGCAAAACCGTAGTGATGACCATGCCTCGCCTTCTCTACAAAGACCAGGTTCCCCGCACCCCAGAAGACATTGTGCGCCATTGCAAGCGATACGGCGTCGATCCCTCGCAGCTTCACACCATCGACGACCATTGGTTCACGGTAATCACCACCAAAAAGGCACCGCACCCACGCCCAAGACCCAACTGGACCTATTCAATCGACCCAATTCACAATCGCTACCCCATGCCCCCAGGCGTGGAGACCTTCTCTCCCGAATATTACCGCCTCATGCGCAGGCGCCAGTCCGCTCGCAGACGCACCAACAAGCTCGGAGTGCCCCTTTTCATCGAGGGCTACCACGACCTGGACACCTACGTTCCCAAGAAAGACACAAAACGCCATGTCTGAACCTGACATCCGCTCCGCAGCCAAGCGCCTGCTCGCCCTGGAAGAAGCCTCCGACTCGTTCCTTGGCTACGTCAAGCTCATGGAGCCAGCCTTCGAACTCGCCAGCTTCCACCTCCAGATCATCGACGTCCTCGACAAGCTCGAAAAGGGCACGCTCCGCATTGGTGACCGCAAAATCACCCGCGTCCTGATCAACATGCCGCCCCGCCACGGCAAATCCACGCTCGTGACCCACCTCTTCACGGCCTATTACATGGGCCGCGACCCCCGTCGCCACGTCCTATCCACCTCATACTCCTCCGATCTCTCCAACACCTTTGGCCAAAAGGTCCGCAATTACGTCACCCACCCCGACCACACCCTCACTTTCCCGCGTTTCGCCCTCCGCACCGACACCCGCGCCAAGAACGACTGGATGACCCAGAACTCCGCCACCCATGACGGGGGCGGCTCCTACTTTGGCTGCGGTGTATCCGGCTCAACCACAGGCCGCCCCGCCAACCTTCTCCTCATCGACGACCCCGTCAAAAACCGCGCCGAGGCCGAGTCCACCACCTACCGCAACCGCGTCTGGGATTTCTACGTCTCCTCCCTCGAGAACCGCAAAGAACCCACCAGCTCCGGCGACGACCCCATCGAAATCGTCATCCTCACGCGCTGGCACCCAGACGACCTCGCCGGGCGCCTCATGAAGTCCTCAGATTGGTCCTCTGGCCGTTGGCTTCACATCAACTTCCCCGCCATCCGAGACGTCGACACAGACGTCAAGATCAAGCGCTGCCACCTCCCCGAGGACGACCCGCTCTACCTCAAGTCCTATCCGTGCCACCAGCTCCCCGAAAAGGAGCAATGGGTCACCCGCAAACGCGAGGTCGCCCTCTGGCCCGAGCGCTTCCCCCTCGACGACCTGCACCGCAAGCGCCAGCTCAACGAACGCGAGTTCGCCGCGCTCTACCAGCAGTCCCCCTACATCCGGGGCGGTAACGTCCTCAAGACCGACTGGTGGCGCTACTACAACCCCGCCGACGTCGACATCTCCACCGACTTCCAGTCCATCATCATCTCGGTCGACTCCGCCTACAAGTCCGGCGACCAGAACGATCCCACTGCCATTGGCGTCTTCGGCCTGCACCACAACGCCGACATCTATCTCCTCGACGTCTTCCGCAAGCGCATTGAATACCCGGACCTCAAGCGCAAACTCATTCACCTCAACACCCAGTGGAGAGGCAAGGGTCTCCGCGCCATCTACATCGAAGACAAATCCTCGGGCCAATCCGTCATCCAGGAACTCCGCCGCGAGTCCGGCCTTTCGATCATCCCCCACAAGGTCTCCACCGACAAAATCACCCGCCTCCTCACGGTCACCCCCATGATCCAGGGCGGGCGCGTCCTCCTCCCCTCCCAGGCCCTTTGGCTCGACACCTTCCTCCAGGAGTGCGTCGAGTTCCCCAACTCCACCCACGACGACCAGATCGACATGCTCTCCATGGGCCTGGACGTCCTCTCACGCCAAGCCGTTACCCCCGAGATGATGGACCTGTCCATCAGCCCCTTCTCTTCCCTCAACTCATTGGCCCCCAAGTTCACCGACTCCCTACGCCAGAAACTCGCCCCCTCGCTCCCCACTTTCCGTGGCTGGGGCCAATAAAACAGGGACGACCCAACCACCCCAGATCGGCAATATCCCCCCATGGCCACAGAAACCAATCGTTACGCCCAGTATGCTGCGTCTGGAATTGCTCACGATGGCACCATCGTTGACCTTTCCGAACACATGGACGCCATCCTCAATTACGAGGACATCTCCGCTCGCCTCACCGACGAGCAGGAACTCCGCCTGGTCGACTGGGTGCGCTCCGCCACCCTCATGTCCTACCGCAAAATCAGCAAGCGCTACGACCATTGGCTCGAGGCCGACCGCGCACACGACGTCTATGTCCGCCCAGACGCCACCGACTTCCGCGAAAAGGCCGTCATCGCCGATACCCGCGCCATCGCAGACACCGTTCTCACCTACATGATGGCGGCCCTTGCGGGCCGCAATCCAATGTTCCAGCTCGAGGGCCTCAACCGAAAATCCCGCAACGCCTCCCTCATCCTTGAGCGCGTCCTCCACCAGCAGATGCGCCGCACTGCGGGCGAAGCACGCATCGCCCAGTGCCTCCTGGACTCCATCCGCTACGGCTTCGCACCCACCAAGCTCATCTGGGACGCGAAATCCAACCAGAACCACATCATCAACTTCGACCCGCGCCGCGTCTTCCCGGACCCCCGCGTCCACTGGGGCGATTGGGAGAAGATGCAATACTGCGTCTTCACAGACTTCGTCTCCTTCCCAGCCCTCCTCCAGACCGGACTATACCCAAAACTCCGCGAATACCCGCAGCTCCGCCACCGACTGACGACCAACAAAGTTGGCTGGGAAGCGCACCGTTGGCACCAGGAAGCCGGTCGCGGCCTCTCCATCGACCCCTCCTCGCCCCTTTCCCGCGAGCGTATGAACCACACCTTCTTCACCCTCGGTGACTCCCGCGTCATCGACGAGTGCTGGGTGCGCCTCGCAGGCTACGAGATCGGCGTCCCGACCATCGACCAAATCTGGATGGTGGTCACAATCCTCGACGAAAACGTCGTCATCCGCTGCCAGCTCAACCCATACGGGCAACAGTTCCCGATGGTCATGGGGAGTCTCTTCAATGACTCGCACAAGAACTACGGGCAGTCCCTCTATGACATCCTTCTTCCGCTTCATGACATCGCAACTTGGCTTCTTCGGAGCCGTATCGACAACGTTCAGGCTGCTCTCAACAATCTCATCTTCGTCGACCCCACCCAAGTCAGCGTCTCCGACCTCATCGACCGAAACCCCTGGGGCGTCGTCCGAACTCTCCCCGGCTCCAAACCCGGAGACGGCGTCTTCATTGCCCAAGTCCCAGACGTCACCCGTGGCCACTGGAATGACATCGCCGCTCTCTCCGACCTCAAGCAGCGGGTCTCCGCCGCCTCGGACGCGCAACAAGGTATGCCCACAGCCGACGTCCGCACGGCCACCGAAATCCAGCGACTGACCCAACTTGGCTCCCAGCGCCTCGGCGTCCTCTCCCGCGTCGCCTCCGCGAACTACATTCGCCCCCTCGTGCGCATGATGGTCGCTAATATCCAGGACGCCCTCGTCTACAACGGCTCAGTCAAAGTCCCCGAGGACAACATGCCGAACGCACTCGCCCCCATGGTGCAGGACGGCTACCTCGACTTCGACGTCACCAAAGACCTGCAAGGCGAGATCGACTACTTGGTCATCGACGGCACCCTGCCGCTCGAACCCACGCGCAATGCCGAAACGTGGGTCAACATGCTCCAAATCATCAATCAGACCGGCCTGAACATGGAATACAACGTGGGCCAGATGGCTGAAGAAGCCATCCGCGCCATGGGCATCACCGACCTGGACCGCTTCCGCATCAGCCGCGACCAGCTCCAGCAGAACGGCCTCTCGCCCTCCCAGCAGCTTTCCATCATGGAAAAAATGCGCGGCGCCTCGGTCCAGCCACAAGAAGACATCCAGCAGGAAGTCCAGAAGGGCAACCTGATCCCAATGAGGAGTGCCGCCAATGGCTGAAGCCCGCGACGCTGAAGACTTCCGCAGACTCGTAGCCGAAATCGTCGCTATCGAAGTCTCCGCCCAGATCGCCGCCCTCTCGACCTCGCCGCGCTTCTCCGCCGAGGAACGCGACGCGCTGCTCAACGCCATCTCGCCACACATCGACCAGCGCATCACGGCGATCTCCACGCAGTTCGACTACACGCTCACAACCGCCGAGTCCCGCATCGCAGCCATCGCCGAGGGCATGGCTCGCCAGAACGACGACATCCAGAAGGCCCAGAACCAGATCGGCGCTGGCCTGCGCAGCCTTCAACAGAAAGTCGACACACTCGAAGGCGACCTCCGCTTCCTGCGCGAACTCTCCAAGATGACGAGACGCCGCGATGACATTGGATAATCAGACCCGTCCCACCGGCGAACAGCTCCGCTTCCGCAGCGCCGCTACCGGCGACTGGATTCTCGACGCCTACCTGGAAGCCTGCGAACTTGGTGGCCGCACGGTCTTCGACCTGCTCTCCGACCTCTTCGGCGACGACGGCAACTTCCGCGAAGAACTCTTCCAGTTCCGCATCAACTCGACCACCCGCGCCCTCGAGTTCCGCATTGGCGTGTTCATCGACCCGACCACGGGTTGGCTCACGATCCCGAACTCCTACATCCTGCGTCAGCGCGGCGCCCACGCCACTGCCACCGCCTACGAGCAGCTCGACGTCGTCACCTCCTCGAACTCGACCTACATCTGCACCACTGCGCACACCAGCTCGAGCAGCACCCCTGACCTCACCAAGTTCTCCGTGGTCCTCGACGGCACCGCCCTGAACACGGCAACCGCCGCCGCAGCAGCATCAGCCACAGCAGCCGCAGCCTCCGCGACCTCATCCGCCTCCTCCGCATCAGCCGCAGCAACATCGGCCACAGCATCGGCCAATTCCGCCACGGCCTCTGCCACCTCGGCCACCAACTCCGCATCCTCCGCATCTGCCGCAGCGACCAGCGCCTCAAACGCCGCAACCGCCCAAGCGGCAGCCGAACTCGCCTACGACAACTTCGACGACCGCTACCTCGGAGCCAAGGCCACCGACCCCACGGTCGACAACGACGGCAACTCACTTCTGACCGGCGCCCTGCACTTCAACACGACCGCCTCAGAAATGCGCGTTTACACGGGCACCGTCTGGGTATCCACCAGCGGTGGCGG